TCACAGGATCAGCTCCTTGGCCTGCGTCGTTCGACGGCGGCGATCCTCCAGCCCATTCGTGCCGCCGTTGATGGCCTTGGTCAGGCCAAGCAGATCGTCAGCGTCGGCCTTGGCGTTCAGCTTGCGGTCGCTCCAGTATACGCAGCCCACCAGCAGCCCGATCGACGGGTGCGAGACGATCTGAGGATGACGCTCGAGATCGATGCCGATCTGCCGGCCGACGCGGCGATAGTTGGTCCGGCCGGTCAGTTGGATCGGGCCGCGTCCCTGATAGCGGCGACCGTCCCCAGGCTCAGTGTTGCCGAGATCCGCGCGCCCTTCGTAGCCTCGCTGCGCCTGCGTCGGCCCCCAAATCTCCTCCATGAACCGGAAGCCGCCGCTCTCGTGCCCGCATTGGCCCATGAAGTGCGCCAGGCGAAGGCCGCTATCGAGGATGCCGTAGGTGCGGAAGTGGACGTTGGCCGCGAGGCCCATCTCCTCCGCTACCGGCTTCAGCGCGCCCATCCGCGCGAACAGCGCCGTCAGGGTTCCAGCGCCAATAATGCCGTCAACGGACACGCCGAGGCGGCCCTGCAATCGACGTGCGTCGAGCATGGTGGTCTCCTTTAGAATTGGTGGAAGGACTCGACCGTCTGGCGCGGGGCGGCTTAGCTTCGAGCGCGGAGAAGACGATGGATCAGCCGATCGCGCGCGTACGCGTCACCCACTTGAACGGTCGAGGAGAGGTCAGCAGCGATCACGTGTTGGCCGCTCCTTGCGTGGAGGTGCTTTTCAGCTTCACGACGGGGCTGACGGGCAACGTGACCTATGAGGGCAAGGTGTGGGCTCTGATCGATACCGGCGCCGATATGAATCTGATCGACGTGGCGCTTATTCCCCAGCACGCCACACGCAACGCTGCCATCGAGACCAGAGGAATAGGCGGAGCGACATCCGCGACGGTATATTTAGCCGATCTCAGCCTGGTTGGCTCGGGAACGGCCCTCACCACGCAGGTGCTCGAATGGCGCCAAAGGGCTGGCGCACCCTACCGAGTAATCCTTGGCCGTCATTTCTTGCGGCACACTCGGTTCGTATATGATCGCATGAACGGCATCACCGCACTTGATCTCTTCACGGGCAATCAGCCTGCCAGGGCGAGCGGCGTCCAACGCTAGTCCCTTCAGGTCGATCAGGCTGACGACAGAGTTGCGAATGATTGCGTTCAACTGCCCCATGATGGTCTCCGGTTCTTAGGAGCGAGGCACAAAAACGACCGTTGTTCGGCCGAAGCCTCAATTGTTAACGACAGACCGCCCGAGCCTGTGGCGGGGTGATTCGATGGAACCCTTGGGGGAAACAGATCAGGCGCTAGATACGCTGTGGCGCGGCCTCTACGGCGAGCCGCTGCCTTTACGCGGCGCCTCTTCTTTGGCCCTCCGGATCATCCTCGAAACCGAGAGACCGTCATGCCCACACGAAAGCACCGCAATCGCTCAGCCTGGCGGCTCTCGCCGTTTGAGGCTTCTCTCTGCGTGATGAGCCTCGCCTGCATCATGGGCGCCATGTGGACGGCTGGCGTGGTCTAGCATCGGACACTCTGCCAGCCGTAACCTGCTCGCGGCGCTCGACAACCTCTTCAAACGCCTGACCGGGAATGAGTGCTTGCTCTAGCGGTCAACCGGCCTCGGTCTTCGCCTTCGCGATTTCAACCTCGGCGTTCTGCTTGCTGGTCTTGGCCAACTCCCACGCCTTGCCGATGTAGAGGGCGCCAACGCCCGCGAAGACCCCGCCGATGAAGATGGCTCCGTCGTTCCCGTTCTCGACCCGATAGGCGATGACAATCGTCGCCCAGGACGCCGCGAACGATGTGGCGATGATAGCGAAGGGCCGGGCCAGATCGCCGATGAAGCTCTTGATGCGCTCAAGCCGTGTCGCCGGCGGCTGGATGGGCGTGTCGGTCATGATCCAACTCCGTTCTTAATGCCGATCCCGGCCGCGAAGGCGGCGACGCCAGCCAGCAGCCAAGGCGCGGTCTGGCGCAGCCAATCGACCAGAGCCTTGGCGCCCTTCTGCTGGTCCCGCGTGCCTTCCAGGTCATCGATCCGTTTGAAGGCAGCCGACAAGCGGTCGTTCAGGGCCTCGATCTGGCGCTCGTACTCGCGCGCCTCCAGTTTGATGACCCGCTCCCGCACGTCATCGACCTTGGCGTTCATCCGCTCGACCTGACGGCCAAGCGCTGACACCGCGTCGGTCAACCCGCGCATGGCGTGGATTTCAGCCATGCTGACGGCCTCCGGCTTTGAGACCGGAGTTATGATTTCGTCGCCTGCGGACATGCGGGCTCCTACGCGATGAGCTGTGTGGGGAGGCGAACCGGGCTCGTCAGGCTTCCGGCTCGGCCGGCGCCTCGGGCTCGGGCGCCGGGGCGTTCTGCGTCACCAGCGCGCGCAACTTGTGATCCAGCCGCTCGACCACGGGCAGGACGGTGAAGGCAAAGCCGGGGAAGCCAGGATCGACCGCCGCCATGCTGGGCGCGACCGCCCGGATCGCCGCGACCGCCTGCTCCAGCGAACAGGTCAGCGGGCCGCCCGTGCCCAGACCGATAGAGGTCAGCGGCTCCAGCAGCGCGCGGTTCGCCGCCTTGGCGGCCTCATGCTGGGCCACGTCATAGGCGGCCAGTTGCTCGCGCAGCGCGGCGGCCTCTTCAGGGGTCAGTTCAGTCGACATAGTCAGCAGCCTTTCAGATCGGCGCTTACGCGCTCCAGGTTCTCGGGGGTGTTGTCGATCAGGCCCGAGGCGATCTCGCCGTCCGGCCGTTCGAAGTCGACGCGCATCAGGGCTTCGCTCAGCTGATCGAAACCCCGGATCAGGCCCGGCATGATGCGGGTGACGTCATCGCCGCTGCTCAGTTCGAGCCACGCAGACGCACCCTCCTCCGGCCTGGCCTTCTCGACCTCATCGGCCGCCTCGGCCGCCGTGTGGGCCAGCCCCGGCCGGGCGCCGTGGCGAAAGCTGCTGATCAGCACGGATCGCATTTGCGGACGCGCCGCGCTGGCGCCTTCGAGCGCAGTGGAAAGGATGGCGACGACGCTGGCGGCAGGCAGGCTGCACACCAGGCCGTCGTCTTTGGTCAGGACGACAGACGACAAGACGGTTCTCCGATGTTGATGAAGGGGGATCAGCCCTCGACGCACACGACGTTGAGGAACTGGCTGCGGAAGTTCCCGGCGCCGTTAAGCCAGGTGAAGCTACGGCCGGTCATTTCGACACGATACTGACGGTCGAGGGTGCTCAGGTCGGGATCGACAAAGGTGGCCGAGCCGCCGCAGACGACTTCCTGCCCCTCTTCGAAGTAGTCGCCGCCGTTGATGCCGTAGTTTCGCCGCTGCCCGGCGGCGGCGAAGCTCCCCACCAATTGAAAGGTCCCGCCGTTCAGCGACCGATAGAGGCGGATTTGCGCCGTGGGGTCATAGGTGACGTCCTCATAGCTGGCCGGGAACGGAGGCGTGTAGCTGGTGCTGGCGACGCGAGTTTCAGCAGCATAGCTGAATGACACCGTGATCGTGCCGCCCAGCGAGCCGAAGCGACCCGTTTGGGCCGAAACAGTCGCGCTCTGATCGGACGTTCGCTGTGACGCCTGCAGCTGACCCGCCGAGATCCCGCCCGCGAAGTAGGCTTTGCCGCTGGCGTCGCGCCACTCGGTCGCGTTGGACTTCCGCATGTTCACGACTTCCTGCTTTGGACCGAACCAGTAGATCAGGTTGTCGTTGGGCAGCTTGCCCTCGGCCATCCGCGCATTGCCCATGGTGGTGATGATGGCGGGCAGGGTCGGATCGATGATGATCTCCTTTCCGGCTCCTGCATGGACTCTACCGCCGAAGTGCGCGTCTCCGCCGATCAGCTTCAGTGCGGGCACCACCATGCCGTTGACGACGTTCGACAGCGCCAGCTCCGACGCCACCATTCCCGCCATCGACCCAGCCGGTCCAGCGCGGCCCCAGATTTGAAACGGAGCCCCGCCCGCGCCGCCGGTGACTTCGAAACGAACTGACGCCAGACGATCCGCCGCATCAGCGGCCACGGCGGCCGTGATGTTCAGCTGGGCGGCGATCTGGTTGGCCGACGCTTCACTGGTGAAAGCCGTCGCAGGCAGATCGCCTTCCTCAACCTTGACCCGGCGCGCCCCCATGAACGTCGGGGCGTTCATGTCGGTGAAGATGGCGCGCGCTGTCGCCGTGACTGCGTTGGCCGGAGCTACGACGCTGACGGCGTGAGCCTGGAGCCGCTCCTTGGCGTTTGAAAAGTCGTGCGGTCCGTTGATCGCCTTCTGAGGGCCGTCGAGGACTGGCGTCCCATTGGCGTCGTAGAAGATCAGGTCAAGGTAGCTGTTACCGCCAGTGCCCGTGTGGAAATATCCGGTATCGCCACTGATCGTATATCGCGCCCCCCCTCTGACGGGGATCGCGGGCCAAATGATCGAGTGCGTGCCACTGGTTATGGCCGCATTCTTGATATTACGCCCCCAGGCCGGGTCGTCAGAAACAACGAGAGGCCCCGACCCGGACATTCCGACCGAACCGTCCTCAAGGCCGCCGTTTTTCAACAGATTAGGACGAACCGCCCCTACGCTGGCCGCCAGGTTGGCGCTGAGCTTCGCCTCGGCCGCCGCCGCCGTCGCTGCGGACGATTGAGCGACAGACGTCGCCGCCGCCGCTTGCGCATCGTTGCGCGCGCCGATCGCCGCATCACGCGCCGAGACAGACGTCCCCGACGCTTGAGACGCCGTGACGGCCGACCCTGCCGCATCCGACGCCGATCCCGCCGCTTGACTGGCAAAGGATGAAGCGTCGCCCGCCTTGGTCGCCGCCGTGACAGCAGAGCCGCTCGCAGAATTAGCGAACTGACCCGCCGCCGTCTCGCTGGCGCTGGCGCTGCTGGCAGACGTGGCCGAAGCATCCGCCGAGATCGCCGCTCTGGCGCTTTCGGTCACATCTTCAAGGCGCAGAAAGTCGCCCTGCCAGGTTGCGCCGGACGCCGAGCCTCCGGCCGTGTGACCGCCCTGAAGGAAGCCTCGCACATGGGCCGCCGTCGGCCACAAGGCGAGGATCTGCTCGGCGCTCCGTTGCTTCGAAAACGTCTGCCAGCCCTTAGCCGCCGTCGCGTTGGCATCGTCGGTCGGCACGTACTGGCCCAAAGAGGTCCAGGCCGCATCATAGATTTGGAAGCCTGACCTCAGGATGTTGCCTGCTGCGTCAACTACGGTGCGCGTGCGAGTCGTGACCTGATAGATACGACCGGCCGAAATAGCCTTGGCGCCTCGCGTACGGACGTCGGTGTTCGTCGTGAACTGCCTGACATCTCCGACCCCTGCGACGGTGACGACCGTCCCTACGGTCATCGGCGCGATCGTGTCGGGCGCCCCGTTAGAGACGTTGGTGAAATCCGCTCCAACCGACAGCCGCTCAGGAACCACGCGGTTGGCGACTCCTTGAGCGCTAGACGCCGCTGTGGAGGCGGTCACCTGAGACGCCAGCGCGGCAGCCGCATGAGTTCCAGCCTCTCCTGCCTTGGTAGAAGCTGTTGAGGCCGATCCCGCGGCCGCGCTGGCCGAACCAGCGGCGGCATCGCGACTATTGGCCGACTGCTGCGCGCTCGCACTGGCGCTGGCGGCCGATCCTGCTGCGTCGTCTCGGCTGCTCGCCGCTTGTGTGGCTGCCGTCTGCGCCTGACCACGGGCGGTTTCAGCCGCCGTTTTCGCCGTATTAGCTGCAGAGGCCGAGTTGCCTGCCGCCGTGCTGCTCGACGCCGCGCTGCTGGCTGATGTTGCGGCAGCAGTTGCCTTGCTGTCCGCTACGTCACGTGCAGCTTCAGCGGCGACCTTCGCGTTACTGGCCGCTGCGGCCGAGTTGCCCGCAGCGGTCGCGCTGCCCGCCGCACTGCCGGCGGACGTGTTCGCTGCCGAGGCAAAGCCCTGGGCCTGATCCTTCGCCGTGACAGACTGACCCGCAGCAGTCGTCGCTGTTGCTGCCGCTCCGGTGGCCGTCGTGGCGCTATTGGCCGCCGAGGTCTGAGCCGTCTCTGCGCCCGCCCGAGCGGTTTCGGCCTGACTCTTCGCAGTCTGCGCGGCGCTGGCTGAGCTTTCCGCTCCTGCCTTGGCGATGAGCGCATCAGCTTTTGCCTGGGCAGCGGCAGCCTCAGACGCCGCCGCTGCCGCTGCCGAAATCGCGGCGTTAACGGTGGGGCCGTATACCTCCTCCAGCTCTTCGACCGCCTGACGGTTCTGCTCCGCCAGGTCAGCCGTGCTCGTCAGCTTGTCGAGGATGGTCTGAACCGGCTCAGAGTTGAGGTGCGACGGCTCCAAGTTGGGCGCCGTGTAGGGACCGTAGACGTACCGTTCGGAGTAGTTCTGGTCGCGCTGGTACTGGACGGCGATGTAATAGGTCGCGCCCGGCTGGAGGCCGTCGATCGGAATCGTCGTGACCGTAGGAGGCCCCTGATAGGCTTGCTTCCACGGCCCCGTCGCAGTTGGCCCGTACTCCACGATCACCGCCGTCGCCGTCTCGTTGGAGACGATCCCGCCAAGATCGAAGCCAGGAAGCTGGCCGCCGCCTGGCGCGGGCGGGCGCGGGGTGATCGTCCAGTCTCCAGGAAGAGGCGGAGAGACATGCGTGGGATCAACCGGCGTCAAAGCGGGGGGCGCTGGCGGATTTGGCGTCTGACCGAAGGCGTAGGGATACTTGGCGTCCGTCTCCGACACGAATGTAACCGTGTGGACGCCTGTCATGGCGTCATAGTTCGCCTCGAGGCAGAGCCCTTTCAATCCATTCAGGACGAACTCTGGCTCGGTGATCGTGAAGGCCGACCCTGGCACGATCCCTTGCATGTACGATTTGAGCGGGATGCGGCCGGAGATGCCCTCTCGCGTATGTGCGAGCGCCAAGCACATAAGTTCGGCCGCCTGCTTCGCCTTGTCGACGTAGCTGTAGGTGACCGGGACCGTGCGTTGCCGGCCGCCGTCCTCCGTCACCCATTGGAGCGACGTAACTTGAGGCAGGGCGGTCATCTTCCATCCGTCAGCCTCTGACAGATAGGTCGCGACGCCGGTGTTCTTCCGGTCGAGGTAGCTGGCGCTGGTGTCGAGTTCGATAGGCCCGGCGGTGTCGGCCGCAGTGATCGTCGCTACGCTGACACGCGGCGCCGCGCGGTGGATGCACGACGCCTTGCCCGCACGCTCGATGTAATAGGCCCCACCCGCCTGCAGGAAGGCATCCAGCACCTGAGCCTTGTCATCGTCGGTCGAGGGCCAAGCGGCGCAGGTCCAGCCGTGCGTGTCCGCAATGTTGGCCGCTTCGGTGAAGGAGGCGACGTCGATATTCTCCCAGCGGGTGCCGATGCCCCCGACCTGATAGTCGACTTGAGGGGCGCCTTTGCCGTTTGGACCCTCCCAGAGGCCGAGCAGCCACTTCACCGACCACAGGATCGGGTTCGCGCTATAGGCCCAGGTGGACGGTTCATTCAGACGCTGGGGGCCGGAGCCGCCCGGATAGGTGCTGTCGCGGCGCCAGTCATAAACCAGCAGCCCTCGGATGATCTCGCGTGGCCTCGGCTGTTGTCCCTTGTACGCCGAGCCCTTGCTGTTCTCGACCATCGTGAGAATGGTCGCGGCCTTGGCGGACAGCTTGTGCTGCGGGCCCCAATTCGGCAGCGAGGCACCGCCCTCCAGTCCCGAAGGAGACGCGAGGTAGGACGCTTCGGGCTGCATGCCGCGCTGCGCCCGCCGCCAGAGCTTGCCGCTGTAGAAGCTGCTGTTGGCCTTGCCGTCCGCACCAAACGTGACCGGGACGTCGTTCGCGGTGAAGCCCTCAAACGCATCAATCGGTCCAGCGTCAGAGACGACCGTGACCGCGCTGAAGAACATGCGATCATTCGGGCCATAGGCAGCCTTGTGGCGCAGGTCGCCACCGACCGCGATCCGCCCCGCGGCGAAGTGCATGGGACCGTTCGGATCACCAACCCAGCCCAGCGCGCCGCCTGCGCTCGACACCTTCGGCTGCGCTAGAGAGCCGCCGATGCTGGACACGAGACTGCCGACCGAAAGCAAGGCGCCGGCGGAGACGCTGAAGCTGCCCACCGACAGGACAGCGCTTGTCGCGAGACTGGCAGAGCCCAGCACGCCCACACCAGCGCCCATCGCCAGCGCCATGCCGCCCGTGGCCACTGCGGCCCCGACGATAAGGATCGCCGTGCCGACTGCCTTCAGAGCCTTCGCCATCAGACCATCCAGACTTTCAGAGGAACAAAGTCGGGTGCGAGCTTGATCGACACACCGACATCGGCGCCGTCCTGGTACCCGCTGACGTAGCCGTCCCCGAGGTAGACCCCGATGCTGCAGCCGAAGGCGTCGTCACCCGGCATCGCCACAAGATCGGCGGGGCGGATCATCGAGAACGGGATCGCCAGCAAGCCCGCTGCGTCCACGCCATCGATGAGCGAGGCGAAACCCAGCTTGCGCATGGCTCGATAGGCGCCCGCCTCAGAGCCCCACTTCACGCCCTTGAGCAGACCCGTGGACTGCTTGCGCAGGTGCATGACGTAGCGAGCCTGGCGCACACAGTCGTACTGTTTGAAGTCGAGGGGCTTACCGATGAAGCGCGCAGCACATTGCTGGGCGACCCGCACCCTTTCATCCCAGATGTTCATGTGACCTCAGACCTGATTAATGGCCGGGCTGAAGATGTCGCGGGCACCGCCGCCACCTCCGCCAATGCCCATGCCCGGCCGGCTTGATCCGATGGCGCCCGCAGGAGCCTCGGTGCGCCAGTAGTCGGCATCGGTGAGGCGGGAGACGTTGGCGTGGCCCAGCTCGCCCCAGATTTTCCGATGCATGGCGTCGTTCGCGCGCCAGTCTGTGTTCGGGATCAACTGCAGCTCGGACTCGGTGCCGCATTCGATCACGACCGACCAACTGCTCTCATCGACGCTGAACCGGGCCTTGTCGTACTGCCCCTGGAACTTCAGGAGGGGTTGGCCGATCAGCAGACCTGTTGCTGGATCGATCGAGCCTTCCCACCACTGCACCAAGCCCGTCTGGTTCAGCGGGTCGGCCAAAGCCGCGACGGCGACATCATTCTCAGCGTTGATTGTCAGTTCGGACCGGGTCGTCGTGCCGGAGCCGCCCTCGGTCAGTTGGCCGATGGTGTCCAGCGATCCGATGCCTGGATGCGCCGCCAGATAGAGTTCGCCCCCGTAGACCGCGAACCCGCCGTCCGTCAGCCGGACCACGCCGGAGCGCAGTTCCATCCGAACCAGTACGCACGGCACATAGGCAGGCTGACGTTGGGCGTTGGAGAGGACCGGATCCATCAGGAGCGCTCCCTCACCTTGAACTGGATCGCGACCAGCCGGTCGACACCGACCTCCCAGCTCTTCATGTCGCGCACAAAGCCCTCGATCATGGGAACCGCCAGCTTCACCACATCGTTGTCTTGGGGCGGGAAGCGCAGCATGGTCCGCAGTTGGATTTGCGCCTGTCCTGAAGCGTTCGCGGTCGCATCCGCCGCCGCCCGATAGAGGTAGTGGCGCCCCAGGGTGACGACGTTCAGAAACTGGCCCTTGCGGACCACGTAGCCGGGCGTCAGGCCATCGACAGTCAGGAAGATGCCGCCCTGCCCCGCTCCGTTCACGCGCGGAGTGCCTGGCGAGCCGACGTCGAAGCCCGGCTGATAGACCGCCATCAGAACCGTCGCGCCCTCGGCGTTCAGGTCATCCCACGCCATCGACGTGACGTAGCTCATGGGGGGCATGGTGAAGGTCAGGGCGTATCGTGAGCCTTTGCGCTGGCGCTCCTGTTCATCGCCCCCAAGAGCCGAGACCAGCACGTTCTTGTTGGTCAGGAGTTCGATGCCCATGCCCGCAGGGGCTGGGACAGACGGAAGCGTCAGAACCGGCATCAACGCCCCCTGCGATATGGCGCGATCCGAACCGCCCGCTGCCGCTGGCCTTCGCTCGCCTGATAGGACGCAACACCGGCCTGGGCCGAAAGCGGTGCAGTGGTCTCAGTCGACAGTTCGATGAAGCTGTCCCGCTCCGGCCTGACGATGACCTCATGCTGGACGCGCTGGACTTGAGCCTGTCCTGACCCGCCAGAGGCCAGCGCACCCAGCGGCATCGCAAAGCCGTTCCGCGGCATGAGGATGTCCTCTGGGCCGTGCTCACCGACGCGATACCAGTTGCCGCCGTTCATGGCGCCTCCGGTCGCCCTGCCCCCGCCGAAGCTGAAGAGAGAACCGATCCCGCTGGCGATGGATGACCAGAAGCCACCGCCCTCCTTGCCCATGCCCTTGGCGGCATCGGTCAGGAGGTCGAACAAATCGTCCGCCAGGTTGTCGAGCATCCGCGTCGTGAAGCGGTCGGCCAGGTTGTCGAAGAAGCCTCCGAGGTCGCCGTCGATGGCTGCCTTGATCCCATCGGTGAAGGCGTAGCGGAACTCGTCACGCATCCGGCCGGTCTGGTCGGCCATGTCGAGGCGCTGCCATTCGTTCTCGGCTTGGGCGCGGCGCGCTTCCGCCGTCAGTTCTGGCCGCAGCGACAGCAGGTCGTTGATCCGCTGTTCGATCCAGAGTTCGCGCTCCCGCTCCTTGATGCGGTCGGGGTCGCCTTCCAGGCGGGCGATCTCGGCTTCGAAGCCCAGGCGGTCGAGAAGGAGGTCGTTCTGGCGACGGACGCTTTCACCAAGCTCCTCCCAGAAGGCGAGGCTCTTCTGCTCCCAATCGGCGATCTGTTCAGAACGATCGCGAATGGCATCAAGCGCCTTCAGATGATCCTGTGCCTTGGTGGCGGCGTCCTCATACCCGGCGCGCTCGAAGTCGGCCGTCAGTCGCGCCAGTTCCTGCTTACGCTCCAGCGCCTTGATCTGGGCGCTGTTGCCGCTCGCTCGGGCCAGATCGAGCGCATTCTGCAGGTCGAGCGCCTCGCGCATGGCGGCGATGTCGGCTTCTGTCAGGCCTGTGCGGCCACGACCGCTGCGGCTATCCTCTTTGGTCCCGCCGGGTTGCAGCAATGCCGGGGGAAGCGAGAAGCCTCCCGGCACCGATGTATCGACTTCAGGAGCGGACGGGATTGCGGCGTCGCTGGCCTTCTGGATGCGAGACAGTTCCGCCAAGTTTGACGTGATCCGGCGCTCAATCCTCTGGCGACGGCTTGCTGAGGCGCCTTCCTGCTCCAGGCGAGCGAGGTTGCTTCGATTGAATGCCAGGTCTCGCTGAACCGCAGCCTCATCGCGTGTTGGGGCCGGCGCGAACGACCCTTGGCTGACCAGCAGACCCGCCCCAAGGGCAGCCGAACCGGCCAGCGGAAGGATTGCCCCCCCCTTTGCGCCACCTGCTACTACGCCTGCCAGCGCGAGGCGCGTATCGTTTGCGAGCTTGATGATCTTGCCCAGGCCGGCGAGGACGCCTGCAATCGGCCCACCGGCAGCGACCAGGCCCAGCAGGGCAAGGCCCGCCACTTGGACACCTCCCGGAAGGTCGTTGAAGGCCTTCAAGACGTTTGTGGCCGCGCCGAACACCTGGGTCATGGCGGGGAGAAGTTCCTGCCCGAGCGACCGGGCCGCCTTGTTGAACTCAGCCGTCATTGCGCGGGTCTTGCCGGTGGCTGAATCCGCTTCTGACGCTGCGCGCCCCTCCGCTACCCCAAGCTTCTCGATGATGAGGTTCGCACGTGCGATGGACTTGGCGGCCTCGTCAGCTTCGGACGCATTACCCTTGAACCCGAGGCGAAGAAGTTCAGCCTCGACAGCCGCCTGGTTGATTACAACGCCGAAGGCCTTGAGCGGCTCGGTCTCGCCCGTAAGGCCAGACACGATCTTCTGTAGGGCCTCAGCGTCGGAGACATTGAACATCGCCCCGGCGTCAACGCCGCGCGCCGCCAGAGCCTCGACCATCTTCGTCGCGGTTTCAGCAGCAACGCCGGTCCCGGTCAGAACCAGTTGGAGCTTCGTCATCTGCTCTCGCAGGGCCACGGCGTCGCGACCAGAGGCGTCAGCCAGGGCTTCGGAGAAGGTACGGGCGCCCCGCGCTCCAGTGGCAAAGGCCATATCGAACGACGCTTCGATCTCTTCGGCGTCAGCCGCAAGTTTCAGCGAGTAGGCCGTGATCGCCGCGAAAGCGAGTTGGGCGGATCGCGAAATGCCCGCGAAGGTCCGACCGATATCTGAACCGAGGTCGCGGTATCGGCCCTTCAGGTCCTTCGCCACCCGCTCGGCAGCCGCGCGCACCTCGTCCTCGGTGTAGTCCGAGGCGTTGCGGATGATCCGCATGGAGCGTTCGAACTCGCTGTGACCAGCATCCGAGAAGGCGCGCTTCAGTTCAGCCTGGGCATGGCGAGCGGCGTCCTCGACCTTCTTCATCTCAGCCTTCGTCTCGCGCTCAGCGCGGGCGAGGTCGGATTTCAGCTTGTCGGTCGTCGCTCGTGACGTGCCCCTGAGAATTTCCTCCACGCGGAGCTAGAGTCCGGCCCTTGAAAGGACGGACGGAATGAAACGAGCGAGATTCACGGAAGAGCAGATCATCGGGATCCTGCGGGAGAACGAGGCCGGCGCCAAAGCGGGCGAGTTGGCGCGCAAGCACGGCGTGTCGGAGGGCACGATCTACGCCTGGAAAGCCAAGTTCGGCGGGATGAGCGTGTCGGACGCCCAGCGCCTGCGCGCCCTGGAAGATGAGAACGGAAAGCTGAAGCGCCTGCTGGCCGACGCCATGCTCGACAAGGCGGCGCTGAACGATCTGCTCTCAAAAAAGTGGTAGGGCCCGCGGCGATGCGCCAGGCCGTCGCCCATGTGAAGGCGACGTTCGGCGTCAGCGAGCGGCGGGCCTGCTCCATCATCAAGGCCGACCGCAAATCGGTGCGCTATCGCTCTTGCCGCCCGCCAGACACGGCGCTGCGGGAGCGGCTGCGCGCCCTGGCTGTCGAGCGGCGACGGTTCGGTTATCGCCGGCTGTTCGTGTTGCTGCGGCGCGAGGGCGAGCCATCGGGCAAGAACCGGATCTACCGGCTCTATCGCGAGGAAGGCCTGACGGTGCGTAAGCGTCGTTGCCGTCGTCGCGCCATCGGCACACGGGCGCCGATCCTGGTCGAGGCCAGGCCGAACGCCCGCTGGTCGCTGGACTTTGTGCACGACCAGTTCGCCACGGGCCGCCGCTTCCGCATTCTCAACGTGGTCGACGACGTCACCCGCGAGTGCCTGGCGGCGATCCCCGACACCTCGATCTCGGGACGCCGCGTCGCGCGGGAGCTGACAGCGCTGATCGCTCGGCGGGGCCGTCCTGCCATGATCGTCAGCGACAACGGCACGGAGTTCACGTCCACGGCCATCCTGGCCTGGGCGCAGGATCATGGCGTCGACTGGCACTACATCGCGCCGGGCAAGCCGACCCAGAACGGGTTTGTGGAATCCTTCAACGGGCGGATGCGCGACGAACTGTTGAACGAAAGCCTGTTCTTCGGCCTCGACCACGCCCGCCAGAAGGTCGCCGCCTGGGCGCTGGACTACAATACCTGCCGGCCGCACTCATCGATCGGCTACCTCACCCCGGAGGCTTTTGCCGCCAGTCTGACCGCAACAGGCCGACCCGCTGCGCAGTATGAAAGCTGCGCGGCCCGGCCTGTTGCTCACCCCACGCTGCGAGGCGTAACTAACCCAAGGACTCTGGTCGCCGCTGGATGAAAACTCAGAGGCACGTCACTCGCAGCTCAAACTCGGCCGAGCCGACGACATTGCCTTCAGCCATGGAGCCTCCAAAGAAAAAGGCCCGCCGGAGCGAGCCTTGTTCGAATTCTGTTCAGGGTGACGGCGTTCTATGAACCGTGCAGGGTTCCCGCCTCACGAATGGGGGCAGAGAAAATGACCGAGCGCTACAAGGACCGGACGATTGGGCAGGTCGAGATCTACGGTCTCGCGCCAGCAGTACTTGACGGGGTTGCAGGCGGCCCTCCCACGGAAGGCGTGTCAGCTTCCGTCATGTTCCGGCTTGCATCTCCAGATGGAGGCTTCGGCGGGCCGGAGGCTACCCTCGCGCTCGCTTTCGACCACTCTCCAGATGCCTCCGTTCGAGACGCGCAACAGCAAGCTCTAGCCGCTGCACACGCTCTTCTAAAGCGCTTGGCCGCCGAACCGCTCGAGGATCTTCAGGCGAAGCTGTCGGACGGCCTCCGAGAGGCCCTCCTGCCAACAAAGGACTGATCGCAGCGTTTTCAGTCATGGTGATCTCCTGGGCGGGTGGCGGCTATCCGTTTCGAGACACCCACTCTTGCTCCGCGCGGGCGCGTTCCGGGCCGCAAAGCCTTGGCGTTAGGGACCGACCGTTTTCGTCGCACCAGTCGTTCAGAGCCACGACGCCGTTCGAATGATCAATGCGGACCGCGGCCAGATCCAACACTTGGTAATCGGCGATACCCTTTCAGTTGACCTTATCCAGGTCAGCTTGCGCCCATGAGAACGACAGAGCGGGAGCATCGCCCTCGTTGCCGAACTTGTCTGAAGTTTCGACCCTCACAGAGAACCCGTCCAGGGCGTCACGCTTCCCGCGCCGGAGGGCCTCCCGCTTAGCGTCGGAGACGACAGACTCGATGTAATCAGCCTTGATGTCGCCTGTCAGTGGCTGCCCGCACCCCGAGATGACCCCCGCCGCCGCCAGCACCGCCCATCGCTTCATGACTCACCCTCCGCTCGCCAAACCCTATTCGGCGTCGGTGGCCTCATCAACTCCAAGGCCATGCATCATCGCGAAGCTGGCGATCAGTGCGTCACCGGCGTCCGCGACCTCCTCCTCCCGATCCTCCAGGTAATACGACAGGCGCGATAGGCGCGGCTCCCGAGCAAATCGCTCGCTCATCCATCCGTGGGCTGTCGCCATTTCGATGGCCCGGCGGCCACGCGACCGAATGGCGAGATGGGTCAGGTAAGGCGTCGAATCCCAGAACTCAGCTTCGGTCAGGCCGACCGAGAAAGCCGCCTCCAAAGCGTCTTCAACGACGTCCAGAGGCGGATCAGAGGGTTTACGGCACGCTCAACCCCTGTAGGGCGACGCGAGGCCAAGGCCCACGCTTTCAGGACTGCGAGGTAGGCCTCAGCGGCCGGAAGGCCGAAGCCATCGAGCAGTTCTTCCTCACGGACCTGGCCGCCGCTCGCGACGACGATTAGGCGGGCCAGAGCCTCCATGTCGCCCGGCTTGCCAGACGCGGCCACGTCGAGCGTTTCAATGACCCCGACGCGGCCGAGTTGGTCGATCGCTCGCCACGTGAACTGAAGGGGGATCGTTCGGTCGCCCAGTGGCAACTCCACGACCCCACGGCGATCATCGCTCATCAGGCAGCAGCACCGCGAACCGGCGCCGCCTTGGGCATGATTGAGACATCGCTCATCATCTTGCCGTCGACGCTGTGGCTCTCGCCGATCACGACGCGGCCAACGAAGACCGTCGCCTTGGTCAGCCCCTTCAGGCGAACCTTAACGTCCTCTGCCGAGGCGTAGGCCGTGAACAGCAGCTCCTGCGTCGCGTCGCCGGGCTGGAGGTGCATCTGGAAGGTCAGGGGCGGGTTCGTGCGGGCGCCGTAGAGCGTCTCCGTCTCGCCCACCGGCGTGTCGAAGTCGGTGGCGTCGGTCTCGCGCGGCGTGCCGCCCGTGTAGGAGGCCGTGGTGACGCCAGGGATGACGGTCCAGTCGGGGGTCTCAGTTGCCGAAGTGTCGATCTCGACCTTCACAGCGCCTTGGACAAGAGTTGCCATTGCTCAGTTCCTTTGCAGGCATGGAAAAGGCCGCGCACAGCCTGCCCTGGACGCGTTGGGGATGACCGGCTGGGCCGGGGTTCAGGTGTTGACGAGATCCAGTCGGATCGTGACGCGGCGGCCGGTGTAGGCCTCGTCCGTCGTCGGGGATTGGACCGGGCCGGTGACGCGGGCCACGTCGCACTTGCCGCCGGTGACAACGAGGTCGCCGGGGCGGTTGTGGAAAAGGTCGCGGACCTGGCGCATCAGGGCGTCGAGCCCAGCCGCTGATCCGGTCCTGCGTTGATAGCCGCGCACGTCCTGCACGATCAGGCGGCCGGTCTCGGTGAATGTCTCCAGCGCTTCGTCACGGGTCGGCACGGCGATGATGAGGAACGGCTTGGAGGGCTTCGGCTCTTGGTTGAGGAAGTCGTCGGGCGCCGTCTCGTTGAAGATGGCCGGCTGACCGTTCCAGGTGGCCAACGAAGGTGTGACAGAGGCCAGGCGGGCGAAGATAGTGGCGGTGCTATTCATCGTTCAGCACGATTTTGAAACGACCTTCGACGCGCTGAATGGCGGGCTGACGTGTTTCCGGGTCGACGTAGAACTTCCCCAGACTGTTGCGCTTGAAGCTGACGAGCCAGCCCTCGGTGGCGCTACATTCTCGGACGTCCAGAACTTCCTGGCCGGTGTCGAGATCGAACACCTTGATCTTGCGCCACGGGAAGGGCGACGGGGCGACGCCCGCGAGCGCGTAGGCCAGTTCGGTCATTCCTTCGCTCCATCGATGAACGCGTTCCGCAGGTCGTCGGCATGGTCGGTCGCCAACAGGCCGAGGAATGGACGCGGAGCCATGCGCTCGGTGCCCTTCTCCAGCGCCTCGGCGTAACCGGCATTGGCGACGATGCGTCCAACCAGATCGCCGCCCTCCTCGCGGATGCTCGGATCGGCGTTGGTGTTGGAGCGCAGGTTGTTGGTGTCCGGCGCGGGCGGCTCACCGGGGGCCGAGGCTTGGTGCTTGCCGTAGATCTTGCCGGAGCCTGGCCGGCGCAGAATGTCTTCCTTCAGGATCGTCTCTGCCTTGCCGAGCGCGCCTCGCAGGCCCTTCTCTCCGGCGTCCGCAGCGATCCGAGCGAGAACGCCGTCGTAGAGCGTGACCTTGGCCATCAGCGGGCCTGCAGCTTGTAGAGAGCGCTGGCCGGGTCGCCGGTCTTTGCGATGACGTCGAAGGTCCGCTTGGCCCCGCCGTTGGAGGGGTCTGGCGCGGTGATCTTGTGCCCTTTGGCCGGGATCACCCCTGCGGGGAGACTCCCGCCGAGAACCAGCACCTGCCGATCCGTCGCGGGGATGCCCAGGCTGATGCGGCGATAATCGCTGTAGTCGGTGACCAACGCCTTGCAGCCATGCGTCACCGGAGCGCCCGGTATCCAGCCGCCCTGACCATCGGAGGTCGCCTCCCCTGGCACCGTCAGGGCGCCGTCTTCAAAGTCCTCGGCGAAGTCCTCATAGGCGGCTTCGGCTTCACCAGTGATAATGCTCATGCCGCCCTCTTGATCGAAATGCTCTCGTCGCAGCGGCAGGCCACGATCTCGTCGGCCCCAGCACCAAGGGAAGCGTCCCCCGGATACATCATCAGGGCGCCGCTCGGGCTCTGGAACGGCAGCGTCAGACCGCGCACCTTCTGGCCGCCCATGGCGTCGTGAGTGTCCCTGACGCGGCGATCCCCGGCGTTGTGCCAGGCCCGTTCGATCTCGGCTTCGGTGACCCGGCCGCTGTCGATCAGCTGCTGATAGGCTTCCTTCTTGGCAGCCCGGATGGCGGGGATGCCCTCGGTCCGCGCGATGATCTCTCCGCGAAGCTGCAGGAGCCGACGCTCATAGGCGGTGACGGCCTTGGCAGCGATCTCGGAGTCCACGGCCCGACCTTCGCGGATCGCCTTGGTGATGGAGCGGTCGAAGCGACGATCGCGGCGCCCCCGGCTCAGATAGTTCTTCAGCAGCTTCGGATCGGCCGAAGCCAACTCAGCGCGAGCCGTGGCGACGTAGGCTCGCTGCGGAGAGGAGAGCCCCATGAGGCCACCCTCTCGCTTGCCGGTCACACGGCTTGTGCGCCCCACCAGATCAAGACCCACCGCCCGAGGATGGGCGCCGCGCGCCATGCCCTCGGCAATGAACTGTCGGGCCTGCTCGCGTTCGGTCTCCAACAGACCGGTGATGAGGCACCCGGCGGTCGCGCGGATGATGGCGGCGGCGCGCTGGTTGCCGGGGTCGAAGCGGAACCCGACCGCGACGCTGGCGGGCATCGACGACGTCGCGGCCTGCCCCCCGGCGATGAAGGCCTCGTTGATCTTGGCTTCCAGAGCGTGGAAGGCGGCGCGGTCGAGGTGCAGCGCCTCCATGGCGCCGTTCAGATCGCCTTGCTCAATGGCGAGCCGCAGACGCTGGAACTCCACGCCGGATTTCAGGTCCGCGACCACTTCCAAGAAGGCGGCTGCGATCTCCACGCCAAACTTCGCCGCCAGCTCCGCGAAGAGCTGTCGTTGGGTCGGTCGTCTTGCCATGGGCTTAGGGCCTCAGCTGCCCTGCGTGGTGCGCGGCCTCGGCCATGAGGTCGAGGTAGGATTCGAACTGCGCCTTAGCGAGATCACGATAGCGCTGGACTTCGCTCTGAGGCTGACCGTGAGCGATGGCCTGCTGCATCCGACCAGCCGTCGAGGCGCAGTCCATGATCGTTTCCGTCGCCAGCGCCATCGGCATGCGATGGGCGGATAGGCGCGGATCATCTGCGTCGATGCGGCGGGTCACGATCTGGACAGTCGCACAGGTCACGGGTTCAGCCAACTGCCCAGAGGCCGAAGCCAGCCACAGCGTCGACCGGACGGAGAAAGGGGGCGAGATAGCCCTCAACCGATGACAGGCGAACCGTCGCGTCTGCCACAGCGTCGCCGCTGCCCCCGAAATACTCCTTCTCGATGACGTCGATCTTCTTGCGCTTCAGGGCGCCGCCAGCGGTCGCGCTGATGACCAGCTTGCCCGGGTTCTGCGCCTCATACAGCGCCGCCGCATATGCCGCGTTCGCCAAAGCAGACAGCAGCGGATCGACGGTCGGATCGCCGATCAGGCGCGGACCATACGTCCCGTCGATGTAATCGGTCGCCCGCTGGAGGAGAATGGCCGCGCTGGGCGCACCGGTCGGCAGTTGGTAGCCGCGCGCGGCGAGCCACTCGTCGAAGCCTTCAGGCGTTCCATGCACGGCCATCTGGATCAGGCCTTCGCGTGTTCGGCAGCGAAGGCGGTCTTGTCCTCATCGGACAGGGTATCGAAGGCCTTGGCGTCATCCTCGCGGAGACCCTTGCCGACCTTCTCGCCCTTGGCGTCGAGAATGCTCCACCAGCCCTTACCGCCGTCTTCGACGGTGAACGGGCCAGCGGGAGGATCGTCATTGATGACGGGCGTCTTGCGCTCGTTGTTGCCCGAGATGGTCTCGTACCGGCCAGCCCAGGCGGTCGGTTCGGCCTTCACAGTCAGTTCGGTGCCGACCGGGATTTCCTTGCCGTCAGCGCCGTAGATGCCGCCGGCGGTGATCTTGATGCGGGTGTCGCTCATGGCGATCTCCTTCCATCAGGAGGAAGGGCCAAGGCCGGAGCCCTGGCCCCGCCGCCTTAGTTGATGACCGTCGAGGCGAAGACGCCCGACTTGCCGTTGTAGTCGCCGCGGACCTCGATCCCGAGCGCACCCATGACCAGGAACTGGTAGTTGTCGGTCGGGTTCAGTCGGGTGATCGCCGTGGTGTTGACCGCCATGCCGACCAGCGGGCGCACGAACCGAGCGTTCGGCACGAAGCCGAAGAACTGGTTGCCCGACAACTTGTGCGTCACCTCGATCTTGGCGATGCGGCGGTTGCGAGCGACGAACTCGCGAACCGTGCCCTGTTTGAAGCCCTCGGCGCTCGAGTACGAGCGATCCCAGGCGCGGGCGATCTCCGGGGAGATGTAGAGATTGACCGCCTCGGTGATGAGGTTTGCGTCCAGCATGGCGCCGAACGGCCCCACGAAGAACGCTTCCAGCTCATCCGGCGTGGCCGTAGTCAGGTCGATGTTCGCCCCGCCGGCGGCCGAGCCAAGGTTGATCAGCTTGGTCAGCGCCGAGTTGCGCAGACCATAGGCCGTGTAGCCCTGGAACTTGATGTTGGCGTCGCCGTCCAGGATGTAGTCGGCCATGTCGCGGTTGATCTTGTCCAGCGCGCCTTCCTGGTCGTCGGCCAGGGCGTCGAAGTTCGCGGACTGAAGGGTGTTCCACTCGCGCCATTCGCGGCCGTAGCCGTCCGAGAAGATCGGCACGACCGTCCCGCGGTAGTCATAGACGGTCTTGTCCATGGCCACCGGCACCTGACCGGACAGCGAGCGGTTCACCGGGTTGTTGGTGTCCGAGGCGACGCGGGTCAGGTGGGCCATGGTGCCGATGTTCACCGGCTTGGCCAGGGCCATCAGGTCGCGCATGAAGGGCTGGCCGCCGTCGTCCCGCATGACGCGGGTGGTGATGGTGTCCAGCTCCAGCCAGGCGTCGCGCGGCAGGACGGCAGAGGCGTTCGTCACGCCGGCCATCTCGCCATAGAGCGAGGCGTGCTGGTCCTCCACGCGGTGGAAGTGCTCGCGCGCCACGCTCAGTTCGCCCCACCACTGCTGGTGAGGGCGCGAGTTGGCGACGAGCTGTTCGTCGAAGTAGCGCATCGTCAGCCCTCCTTAGGCGACGGCCGCGTTGCGACGAGCCACGCGCGCACGCACGAGCTGGTCGGAACCGGTGTTGTTGTTGAAGGCCTCTTCGGCGACGACGCAGACGTTCTGATCCGCCGTGGCCAGGACAAACTTGCCCGCAGCGTTGGTGGTCAGCTTGGCGCCGCGGGCAACGTTGGTGGCGGTCGGGACGCGGACGTTGAAGAACTGCTCGTCCAGCGCCTCCATGCCGATGACAGTGTCGCCGGCGGGCCAAGCGTCATCCACGCCCTTGAGGGCGAGGTAGTTGTCCTGGGCGATGTAGAACTTCTCGTCCGTGTTGGCGCCCGCCTGGGCGAAGTTGGCTCCCGACTCCACCAGAGCAGTGCCCGGCAGGATCGCGGCGGCGCAGATGCGCTCCTGAACCTGCGGGGTCGGCTCGGTGACGGGGCCGGCATAGATCTTGTTGAAACGCGCCATGGGATCAGCCCTCCGCCTTGGGCAGCTTGAACGCAGGCTTGGCGTCCGAGCCGGGCAGCTTGAAGCCGGTGTTGGCCAGCGGCGCGGCCTTCTTGGGCTCAGCCTGCTTGGCCAGGGCGCGGGCGGCGTTGAGCGTCAGCTCCTTGGCCGCGTCCTCGTCCATGAGGTTGGCTTTGACGATCTTTTCGCGAAGACCGGTCAGCTCCTCCTCGTCCTTGGCCTTCTGGCTGTTGGCCAAGGCCTCGTTGGCTTCGGTCAGCGGCTGGATGGCAGCGGCGACCGCGTTGCCGATGGCGGTGGACAGCGACGCCGCCAGCGCATCGGGCTTCAGGCTCTCCGAGAGGGTCTTCACCTCGCCGGACAGCGCATCGAACTGCTCTTTCGAGACAGACATGTCAGCTTCCTTGTTTTGCTGTTCAGAGGGTTCCCGCTCGGAGCCCGCGAGGGCCTCGATGAGGGCTGCTTTCACTCGCTCCATCAGGGAGGCCTTGCGGCGCTTCTCGATGGCGCGGACGGCGCTTTCGACCGCCCATCCAAGTTCGCGGTCCGCTTCCTCTTGGAAGACGGAGTTCACGACCTGGATCTCTTTGCCCGAGGAGTTGACCATCATGCCGACGCCCTGATCCGGGGTGGCCGCGCCTTCCTCGTCCAGGAGGATAGCGTCGTGGTCGAACTCAATGTCGCGGGCTTCGAACTTGTGGGGGACAGCGCCATTGGCGGCGTCCAGCATTGCCAGCAGGCCGGTAGAGGTGTGGACGGGCTCGCCCTTCTCGATGGCGTTGATGACGCGCTTGCCGGCCTCGGTGCGGTTGGCGACCTCGACGTCGATCACCTTGTCCAGAAGGACCCGCCCCTCTTCCTGGCGGACGTTCTCGTTCCAGGCCCCAATCCAGCCGAGGTTGATGCCCTCTGGGTCGCGGGCCGAGACGAACGCCCCGTTGATGGTCGGGTGGCCAAGCGGGGCCGGGGTTCGCTCCAGCGACTTGAACGACTTCGCGATCTCCGCGGCCGGATAGAGGATGTCGTTCATGACGACGTCGTCTGGCATGGTGGCCGAGGGGACGATGATCACGTCCCGGCCGTTGCGCTTCTCGCGCCGAATGGCCGCCGTGTTGGCCAGGGTGCGGATGTTGACCCGGACCTGTTCGCCAGCGGTCAGGCCCTTGTTCACGAGGAACGTGCGGGCGTTCACGACATGCTGCTGCACGCGCGCCTCCTTCGGATTGTGGGTTTGATCAGGCCGCCTGGGCTGGATCGTGCTTAGTCGAGCCAAGCCCAAGTGGCGCCCGATACGATCAGGCTAATGGTTGAGCGCGACACGCCAAACCTCTCAGCAACGGCCCTATGTGTCATGCCCGCGTCGACCAGCATCCTGGCGACCCGGACGTCGGACTCTGACAGCCGGGAGTTCACGTGCGCCGAGCCCATCATCAGTGTGCCGTGCGCGACCTTGTCGGCCTCGTTGTCCCGCTTCGTCTTCCACATCAGATGGTTGGGGGCGACGCAGCCCGCCTGGCCCTGCCCGCAAATATGCGCGGCCTCATGGTCAGGCGACGGTGGCGCGCCGTGCGCTAGCTCGCAGATGGCCCGGTATGCTCGCCCAGTGGTCAATCCCGGATAACGACCTTGGGCGTATCCATCTTTGTGTCGCCCAAAGGGCCAGATCAGACACTCACCGCCGGTGTGATGCATGGCCACGTCATCAACCCAGCGCCGCAGTTCCCCTTGGCCTGTGCCGCCGCCGAGCGGATCGCCGTGGCGTCTGAAGCGGCGGTAGTGGTCATTGCAATACGTGCGCGCCAAGTGGGGCTTGTCGCAGCCTTCGACAGAGCATATCGCTCGTTCAGCCATATCGAACCTCATCCGTTCGGTTGGTTAGGGCCGGAGCCGGTGTTGACGCACCGCTTCGGTCCGAATGTTCTACTCCCGTTCTTCCGGGTCGCCAATGCCCGCGGGGTCGCCCATGGCCGCCGCCTCATCATCCGCAGTGTCGTCGTCCGCGTATTTCTCTGCGTCGCTAAGAGGCTCTCGGCCCGTCTCCGAGCGAAGCTCATCGCCCGTAAAGACGATCTCACCGCTGGGACGCATCTTCTCGTTGACGTTCGCCATCCGCTCAACCCGCTCGAGCATTTCATTCGGGCTGGGGTCCATAAGACTGACCCAGTCGAGGTGCCAGTCTCTCTCCGGCAGGATGCCGAAGCGCTCCAGGCGGTTCACGAAGGCCATGATGGCCGGGATCAGCTCGTTGGTGCGGCGGGCCATGTTCACCCGAGCCCACTCTTCGCTGTCCTCGGTCGAGGCGCGCTCTCCAGTTTGGGCGCCGACGAGGATTTTCAGCGGGCAGGAGAAGGTCGCCGCGAACGACTGCAGGGCGATGGCGAAGAAGTGCTCCGGCGAAGGAAGCTGCACCTGGATCGGAACCGCCTTGATGCCCTGCATCATCAGCGACTTGTCGAAACCCTTGTTGAAGCTCTCGACCTGCTCGTCGATCTTGTCGACCACCTCCTGGACCTGGACGCCCATCACGCGGGCCATGTCCTCGATCTTGGCGTCCTTCTCGATCTCCAGGCTCAGGCCGGACTTGGCGTTCTTCCAGAAGCCCTCGCCGCCGCCGCCCCTGATCTTCTCCATGTCCAGCAGGGCGTTGTAGCCCGGCTCTAGGGCAGATCGCCCGTTGAGCGTGCCGTCGCGCGAGACGATGATCACCCGGTCAGGGTGGATGGTGAACTGCCGCGGCTGCTGGGCCTGTCCGACTGCGCTTTCCGCGAACTGGTACATCAGCGGCTGGCCGTAGGTTGGGGACGTCTGGTTAGTGTCCCACTGACTGACGGTCAGTTGGCCCTCCCACGCGGGGATGACCTCGACCAGCCCGTCCAGTCCGCCGGGCACGCGATCGACTGGCTCGCTGAAGGGCTTTCCGTCCGCCAGGCGCAGGATCAGGCCGGAGTAAGCCCCAACCAGCGCGCGACGGTCGCATTCCGCCATGTGTTGCCATACGCGCAGGTCGCCGAAGCGCTGGCGGATTTCAGCCTCGGGCTTCGTCTCTTTCTGCGTTCCGGCCTTGGTGCCGTCGCGCTGGTACTCCTGCAGGAGCGGGTTCGTCTCCCACGACTTGCCGACCGTCTTGTCGACTGCGGCGCGGGCCAGCGGATAGCGGTTGTAGGCTTCGAACGCGGTGGCGAACTCAACCCGGTCAGGATAGCCGAAGTCTGCGGCGTGGTTGTGCTTGGGCGCGCCGAAATAGAAGCCGGGGAACATGGCCTGCAGCGAGCGCTGGGCGTTGTTCACCACCAGACGGAGGGGGTGCATCAGCGGTTCCGCTTCGACAGGAAGAGGGCGACGGTCGAAGGCACTTCCAGCGACAGCGTATTGAAGGCGCGAGAGGTGCTGTCCGCGTCATCGTCGTGCGCGGCGTCTGGGAAGGCTTCCAGTTCCATGAACCACTCCTCGTTCCAGGGGCCGCGCAGCACGTCGACGTTTCCAGCCTCGCACTGAGCCGAGAACGGACCGAAGCGGGTTTCCTTGTCGCCGGTCTCTGGCGTGGCGCGGGCCGTGTAGCTCGACAGCATCTTGATTAGCGTGGCGACCTGCGCCTTGCCCGCCTGCCCTGGATCCTGCGGGAGGCTAATCTCGACCTCACGACCGTCCTGTGAGGCAGTGTTCGAAATGAGCGCCTCGATCTTGTGGGGCGTGTCCCGGTCCCTGACGTGGTGAAGGACGATGTAGCGGCCCGTCGACCTCGACTGTCCAATCTTCGTGCCTGCGGTCCAGTCGGGGTCGTTACCGTCCACCTTGGGGGTGCCGGCCAAGTCCCAGCCGCGCACAATCCGCAGGTCGGTGGGGGCCGCATCCACGACCGTCACCCACGACCGCTTGAATAGCAGGCCAGCAGCCGCCCTGATCTTCCAGTTGCCGCCGAGGAGCCGTTCACGCTCGACCTTGGGCAGGGCCAGCAGGTTGGCCATGTAGCCGGGGTCCGCCGCCATCAGGGCCGCGTTGTCGGTCAGCTTGGCGGGGATGAAGGTTGCAGACTTCGGCGGGATGCCGGGGTGTTTCTCTTCCAGCTCAGCCGGTTCGTCGGCCCAAACCAGAGCGTCGTTGATGCGGACGAACCAGCGCACGACGCCGGCGCGCCCTGGAATTGGCAGACCAGTTTCCTGGTCGATCCACCAAGAGATGAACTCAGCGACCCAACTATCTGCGTCGGGGTTGCAGGTCGCCCGGATATAGGGCCGAACCCCGCACATCGAGCGGTTCCGGCTGACCATGTACCAGAACTGCTTCTGGCTGAAGTGCGTCAGCTCATCGAAGCAGATCAACGGAATCTGCGAGCCCTGCCAGTTCAGGACCGTCTTGTCATGTTCCAGGTGCGCGAAGCTGACCGTCGCCCCCGAGGGAAACTCCCAACTGAGGACATGCTCTTTCGGGCTGGCCCCGATGACTGGGTAAAGCTTCTCGCTTTCGTCCCAGAGCCCGCCTTCGTTGCGGACCTGGACCGTCGTGCGCCGGAAGAAGACCGCGCCGAAGTTCTCGTTACCGATGTGCCTCAGCGGCTCCATCAGGAGCGCCCAGGTTTTCCCACCGCCAGCCGCTCCGCCGTAAATGGCGATGTCGGCCGAACTGCCGAGGAAGGTCTCTTGCGGCCCCGGCTGCGGCCGGATGACCGTGGCTTCAGCCGCGTCCATTATCGGGCAGCTGGTACATCACGACGGCCGGCGCAGCCGCAGGCAGGGGCGCGCCGTTCTTGCCGGTCAGTTCGCGCCGGTTGGTGTAGCTGTCGCCCGCTTCCTTCGCGGCCTGTTCGAACAACTGCGCGGCCAGGGCGATGTTGCCCATGGTCTCGGCCTTCTCAGCCATGCGCTGCAACGCACGAAGGCGAACGGCCCGGTGTGAGATGGCGATCTTGCTGGTGTCTTCCAGGAAGGCCTTACGGGTCTCCTCAAACAGGGTGACCCACTTCGCCGCCAGGCCGTTGCTCGCCTTCTTGCCGGGATCGTAGGTCTCGACCAACTGACGCGAGACGACTACGCCGAACTCGGCCTTGACCGCATCGGCTACCGTCTTGGGGCTGTCGAAGCAGGCGAGCGCCTGAACGATGTAGGTCTGAACCTCAGGGGCTAGGCGTTCCTTGGCCATGTCTATGTCAAGGCTCCGTCTAGGTCAGGCCGCCCTCAGCAAACACGTACCGCAAGCCTGTGCGATCGACGCCCTGCCTATCAGCGGCTCATGAGACGCGGCCTCGACAAGGTCCCTGACCCCGGAGGCATCTGCGCCATATCTGCGGACCACACCGACGAACTCTTCGACGTCGTGGCCGCGCATGGTGAAGGCGGGTAACCCGCTCTTTCGGAACTTCGGGGCGCCCCACTCGTCGCGCTCTTGGCCACAGTGGTAAAGCTCATGCTCGACCAGGGCGCAGAACTCGGCGTCTGAGGCCTGCGCCGCATAGGGCGCGCTGAAGGTCAGGATGAAGTCGGGCACATGGCTGAACCACTCCCTGACCTGTTGCTCGGCGCGAGCCTTAGCCCATCGCCCCATAGCGCGGGGCGATCCGACCTCAGCTTGGCCGACGACGGTGCGGCCCTGCCGCGAGTTAGCGGCTGTAGTCCATAGCGTGCCGATGCTGGCTTGCCGGAGATGGGCATGGTCCTCGTTCGCGAGGTCCCCGCCGTCGTCGATGAAAGTTTCGCTCAACCACTCCGTCAGGTCGGGTGCCGGGACGAAGCGGTCGATGTTGGCGACGCTGACCTCGAGCAGGTCAGGCGGCGGAAGTGGTCGCACCGGCCTTTTTCGCTTCGGCATTCGGCGCGGACTGAGCCTCAGCCTTCACCCGCTCCGCGACGCCAGCTGCCTCCAGGCGATCGGCAACCTTTGCGTCCTTGGCGTTGAAGGTGGCGCCAGCGGCGGCCGAGCCGTCCGACAGGGAAAAGCCGACGAGGGCTTTCATGGGGACCATGGCAGTTTCCTGTGATTAGGCGAACAGTGTGCGTTGAACCGGCGCTCTGTTGGGCTAGTCTGACCATTCACCCGGAGGCAAACCGTCTTGACTACTTCACCAGCAACTATCGACCTGACTGCCCTGGGGGCAGCACTAAGCGCAGCTCAACAGCGCGCAGAAAGATCACCTTACTCTGTCGAGTTCACGCTCGATTCTGAGCGCAATCTCCTAATCGCGAGAGCGGCGTACAAGACTGGCGGACTCACGTTCAACACCGCCACGACAGGGCGGACTCTCACCGACGTCGTCAGCAGTCCTGATGAGGCTTTCGATTACATGTTTGGGTTTCTCGACGCGTGTCAGCCCGCCTCGCGCGATGGCGAAGGCCAATAAGCAGAAAGGCCCCGCCGAAGCAGAGCCTTTCTGTAGGCGCGCGAAGCGACCTTGTCTTTTCGTACCCTGCTTCGACCGGTCGGGCAATGACTGCTCCTAACCGAAGTCCGCGCCCCTGAACCACGTCAGCGGCTTCTGGTGCGGCTCAAGCGGAACGGTGTCGTTCGCCACCTCCTTCGGCTTGGCCGTGGCCACGCCGCGGGCGTGGATGAGGTTGTCGCCCAGCGCCCGGATACGGGCCGTCTGTCCCTCGTCGGCCGTCTCCCCGGTTTCGGCCTGGACCGTGGCGCGCCAGTTCTTCGCCAGCGCGCGATCACCCGTCATCAGCGCCGTGAGAAGGCGAGCATCCGAGGGGCTTAGCCCTTGGAGCGTCTTCTTGACCCGAGTGGCGCCGTCGATGGCCTCCTGTGTGATGTTCTGGCCTGGCGCACCATCGGACGTGGCGCGGATGTAGTCCGGCCTGCGTTCGCCGCCCGTCGCGCCGGCGGAAATGTGGATGTCCAGCTCATGGGCGCGGAACGCCTCATAGGCCCGTTGCGATAGCGCGGGCTTGCCCTTGGGATAGCCCTCTGACGGCTTGCCGTAACGCGTGCGCAGGATCGTGAAGACGTCCCGACGCCACGCGGCCAGGATCACCCCAGACCGTTTGTCTGCGTTGACCTCAGCCCCTTGAGCTTTCAGGCGAGCGATCTCGGCCCGGCGATCGCGCAACTGATCATTCGAGACGACCGGAGCCTCGGCCGTCTCCACGCTGGCGACCTTGCGCAGCGTGATCTTCTGTTTCTTCTTCCTGCTCATGTCGCTGTTCCTTCTAAAACCTATTTGCTGGTTGGAGAGAGCCTGAGCGGAAGGCATAGGACGACTAGCCCAGGCGTCAGGCGACACCCGAGCTAGTCCCTATGCCTCCGCGATCTTGCTGGCCGGAGCCGAGCCGTCGCATTGGCCGATCCAGTGGAGTGACCATCCCCGGATCGTTGAGAGCTACTTGCGACACGTCATCGTCACCGTGCCGGGGATCGCGCTTCTCTCTTTCGGACTGCGCTTCGCCTGTGATCCCGCCCCGTGGTAGGCTTCCGGTGTCTGGCGCCACTGTCTTCAAACCGTCCGCCAGCCCGGCCCTGCGTTCCTCGAGAGCGCAGGGTCTCTCAATCATCCCATCGCCTCCCTGAGGCGCAGGGCGACGGCCCTCAGCCCCTCCCGCTGGTGCATGTCGTTGAAATCGTCACCGAGGGCCGGAGGCATGACCCATGTCCGGCCGGAGCGGCGCGCGTAGAACTCGCCGGCACCGAGCCCCTCGAGACTCTCCACCGGCTTGTCGTGGTCGGCAGCGATCCTTGAGCCAGGGATGGCTTCAGCCACCTGACCGACGTTGGATGCCGAGAAGGCCGAGAGGACCGTCGCAGAGACGCCTAGGAGGCGCAGCGCAGCCCGCACAGTCATCGCCGTGGCGATCCCCTCGCAGACCCATGTGTCGCGCCCTGTCGCGATCCTGTGTGAAGCGCCGGACATGACGCCCCTCAGGATGTTCTTCTTCGTGCCGTCCGGTGCGATGAACTGGAGCGTGGTGATCATCTTGCCGACGCGGCCGGGGATGATCAGGAGCGGTCCCTGGGCATCGGGCAGAGCGTGGGCCAGCATTTCGCCGAGCCGTCCTGACGGGAAGAAATCTCGCGGGTCGTCGCAGACGAGGCCCCTCTCCTCAGGGAAACCTTTCGCCTTCAGGTAGGGATGCACGTCCGTCCGGCAGCCCCGCACTATGTCGACGCAGGTGCGTTCGACCTGGCGACGCTCCGCCTCGCGCTCGGCTTCTCGGGCCCGCCGCTGGGCATCGATCTTGGGGTCGGCTGGGCGGTTGTCATTGGCGCCGTCGATGCGGAATTTCTGACCTTGAGCCGTCTGGTAGTTATAGACGAAGCCGCCCTTCTGATCGTCATCGATCTTTACGGCTGCATCGTTCTTGCCGTTCTTCCCGAGCGAGTCCGTACGGGTCCATCGACCCGGCGAGCATCGACGTTTGGGAGGAGCAACCTTCACGGCGTCACAGGCCCGGCGCATCGCCTCGTCCAAGGAAAGAGCGATCATGCGAGCCAGCCCCAACGGCGGCCGACTGCGATCAGGCGCGCCGTGTTCTTCGCGATGCCGAACCGTTCCGCAATTTCGCGATATGGAGTTGTGGGAGCGAGCCGCCTAATCTCTCGAACGTCGGCTTCGGTGAGCTTCGCGTTGGGAGACGTTGAGCCTCGACGGTGCGTGCCATGCCCCACCTTATCCACCATATTTCCGGCGCGGGTGTCCCAGCGGAGATGAGCACCGCTGACACAGCCCGCATGACCCTTACCGCAGGAGTGAGCCGCTTCATGCCGCACTGTCGGCGGCGGGCCATGAACGACCTCGCAAACGACGCGATGCGCCAGAACTTTGGCGCCGTCGATTTGCAAGTCTGCATATCCGTCCGCTCGGCGGCGGAACGGATACAGAAGGCATTCATCCCCCTGGTGCTGAGAGGCTATTTCTATGAGCCAGCGCATCGGCGCGCCCCTCTCGGGAACGCTGGCGAGCGGATCTCCTGATTTCTTCCAACGCTGATAGTGCAGCGTGCAGTAGCCGCGCGCGATGACAGATCGACCACAATCTTTGACTGAGCAGATGGGCTTGTCCGTCACGCCGAGGCTCCTTCAAAAGCGTCAGCGCGTGTCTGCGGCTGCTGCTTTTTCCGATACCGTCGTACCTCGCGCTCGATAAGCGCATAGGCGTTCGGGTCGACAACGGCGGGGACCGCCATGTCGTACCAACCAAAGGGCAGCTTCGCACTTGGGTAGATGCCGCGCCAGGATCCGTAGGCCCATCGGCGGGCGTGATCTTCGCCCTTTCGCGTGGACTGCGCGCAGTAGTGGAGCGCAGCTTTCCAGACCTCTCGCGGGCTCTTCAGGCACTCCGCCCGAAGGCCGGCGCGCGCCTCGATCCCCAGCGTTGTCGGGTCGAACTCCTTCAGCTCGCCTTCCACGGCGTGGATATGCGAGCGGGCCGGTCGCTCCCACCCGCACGACATGCAGGTGTTGCCGCTGAGACCGCCCGAGCATTCCGGGCAAACGACCTTCTCTCGCACCTGAGGATCGCGCTCGCGGGCCACGCTGTCGCGCTTCTCAGCCTTATCCAGTTCGCCCGGGCCATTCTCCCAGACGTCGTACATGTCGAGGGCGAAGCGTTCGAAGTTGCCGCTATGGTCGAGCCAGAGCGCCTTCTTCTCCTCGCCCGGGATCGAGCGCATGACGCGGCCGATCTCCTGCATGTGGCTGGACAGGCTCTTGCGGTAGGGCTTGCAGGAGACGCCGATCCGAACGTCAGGAACGTCAAAGCCCTTCGTCAGCACGCCGCAGGACACCAGGCCGTGAATGATGCTGTCCGGGCGCCGGAACTCCGCGATCTTCTCCGCTCGAGCGTCGTCGTCCTTGTCGAGGTAGCTGATCTGCTGGAAGTTGTAGCCCGCTGCGGCAAACGCCGCGCAGAGTTCCCGCCCATGCTCGACGGTGGGGCTGAACACGATGGTCTTGGCAGGCCCGCCGAAGTGCTCCTGCGTCTTGGCCTCCCACTCCTTGACCACATCACCGACAATCTTGATCCCGGCCGAGGCGGCGCTCTCGTCGGAGAACTCGCCGAAGCTGTTGCGAGTCAACTCGCTCTCATCGGGGCTTCTCGCGATGTAGATCTTGGGCTCGACCAGATAGCCCCCCGCGATGAGCTGGCGTGTGGGTATGACGTTGACCATCCCGTCCCAGTGGTTGCCCATGCCTTTGGTGAAGGGGGTCGCCGTCAGCCCGATCTTCACGGCGTCCGGATAGCGGGCCATCAGGTCGAGGGTGGACTGATACTGAGCGTGGCATTCGTCCACGATGATCAGGTCGGGCTCCCGAGGAAGACCGCGGCGAGCCAGCGTCTGGGCAGAGCAAATCTGGACGTGCTCGCGCGGCGACCAGCGCCGATTAATCCCCTGGATGACGCCATGCTCGACGCCGTACTCGTCCATGACCTCAGACGTCTGGTTCACCAGAGCGACACGGTCGACGATGAAGAGGGCGTAGCTACCCTTGCGGCTGGCCTCCTTTAGGAGGTGAGCGGCGCAAATGGTCTTCCCTGCCCCGGTACCGGCGCACAAGATCAGCCGCCGAATGTGCGCGCGGATGCTCTCTCGCAGCGACTCAATGGCGCCGTCCTGATAGGGGCGCAGAACGATCTCTTTGCTCTCGAAGAGGTTCAGCACGCCGCGATCTCCGCGTAGGCGGCGCGCTCGGCGTCGGCTCGCGAAAGCCCGCCGTCGAATTCCATAATGGCCGCGCGCTCTTCCCACAGGTCGAACCGCGGCCAGACCTCACGGCACACGTCGGCCCAGCGCGCGCGGACCCAGGCCACCGCCTCTTGGGTCAGGCGGCCGCGACGGAGAGCGAAACGCCACTCCTGACGGATCACGTCGCCGCCATTGGCGCGAATGCGAGCGAGGATAGAGCTCATGCTGGCACAACCTCCATTTCCTCCAGTTCCTTGACCCGCGCCTCGGCCTTCCTCAGCCGGTATTCCAGCCGCTTCACCTGAGCCATGTACTCGTTCATCCGGCCGGTAGCGGTGTCAGCCCGACGCTGTGCGTTGCCCAGGGCGCGCCCCAGATCAGCCGACGTGGCTTCCTTCAGCTTGGCCCTCAGGTCATCCCGCTCGCGCGTAACCGCGTCGGCCTTCGCCTTGGCGTCGTCGAGGTCGGCTCGCAGTCCAATCACCTCATCGATCAGGCCATCCGTGGTCAGCCGCGCCAGTGCGCGCCGAACCTTGGCTTCAGGGTCATCAGCAGCGGGCTCCTCTTCGAGCGCTGACGCGGCATCCTGGCCCGCACCTTCCTCAGGAGCAGGCTCGGCGGTGCCGAACTCGCTCATGGCTTGATCGGGCTTTGACGACGCGCCGATGTTGGCCGTGTTCTGCTGGTAGGTCGTGCCGCCGCGGCTGACGGTCCGCTCAGGTGCTATCTGCGGCTTTTCCGCAGATGCCTCTTCCCGATAGCGGCGGACGGTCTTCTCATCGACCTGGCATTGGCGGGCGATTTCGCGATTGCTCCAGACGGCCCACTCCGGATCGTTCAGCAGGGTCTGGACGGCGCGGCGCTTGTCGTCGTTCGTGCGGCGCAGGCCGTGCGAGGCGTTGGCCCCGACGCTGAACAGAATGGCGTCGCGCTGCGTCCCCTGCCGGATATCTGCGGGGGCATCGTAGACCTGGGCCAGCGCATAGGCCTCGTAGCGGTGGAAGCCGTCCGCGAGCCAGTAGGATACGCCGTCGAAATAGACGGTGATCGGCGGGAACGTGGCGCCGCCTTTGATGGCGTCGGCATATTCGGAGACGACCCCGCGATCGATGGCAGCGCGAGACTGCGTTCCACCGTTCACCCGGACATCAGCGATGTTGATCGTGCTCATGCCATGCTCTCCAGCTCGTCGGCCAAGGCGCGCAGGCTCTGCGCCGTCTCAAGCGGTTGGAGCCATCCGGCATAGAGGGCGGCTTGGCGCGTGAAGAGGCGCGCGACTCGGATGCTGTCTTTGCGGTCGGTCGCCAGACTGGCGATCTCGCCGGTGACGACGTCAGAGATGCGGGCGACCTGCTTGGATGGCGCGAGAGCTGCGCAACGCTGAGGGTTCAGGGGGATGATCTGAGCGCTCATGCTGCCACCTGGATGCTTGCAAACATGCCTTGATCAGCGGCGATGCGACGACGCGCGATCTCGGCGTATTCGGGGTTCAGTTCGATGATGGTGCAGTCGAGGCCCATCCGGTCCGCGACAAGGGCTGTGGTGCCAGCGCCGCCGAAAGGATCGAGAACAGTCCCGCCGGCTGGACATCCCGCCTTTAGGCAGCGCTCAGCCAGCTCCGGCGGGAAAGTGGCGAAGTGAGCTCCCGAGAATGGCCGCGTCGCAATAGGCCAGACATGAACCGGTGCAGGCTCATAGTTGCGGAGGTTCCGTCCCTCGCCGCGGGGCGTCTGCTCGATACCCGTGTGGCAGATGTGGCCCGCATGGCGCGGGCTCGCGTGTTCGCTGGACCGCTTCTTGTTCCCGCGCACCTTTCGCTTGCCCATCGCCGCGTTGTCGATTTCGCCGCCGACGTAGGCGCCGCCCCGGAAGGTGTTGGCGTCCTCTTCAGACGACCGTCCTTGCCGCACAGCGTCTGCGTCGTAGTGGTATCGAGGGGCGCGGCTAAGCAGGAATATCTTCTCGTGCGACGTCGCAGGGCGGTCGTTGATCGACTCCGGCATCGGGTTGGGCTTGGCCCAGATGATCTCCGAACGAACCCACCATCCCGCCTCCTGAAGGGCGATAGCCAGCCGGTTCGGAACCATGCAAAGGTCCTTGGGCTTCAGCAGGCCCTGTACGGTCGAGAACGGCTTATCGCGGAAGGTTCGATCATCGGTCCCGGCGGCCTTCGTGTCGGCTGCAGAACGACCGTTGGGGCTGGTCGCGTAGCAGTCACCGTAGTTCAGCCAGAGCGTTCCGGTCGGCTTCAGGACGCGGCGGACCTCCTCGAACACCTCGACCATGACGGCCAGATGCTCGGCAAGCGTGGGCTCCAGGCCGATTTGCCCGTCCACGCCATAGTCGCGCAGCCCCCAATAGGGCGGCGAGGTCACGACGCAGTCGACCGAGTCTGCTGTCATTTCGCGCAGGCGGTCCCGCACGTCTCCGATCAAGATTGCGACGGTCATGCTGCCCGCCCCTGCTTGATCAGGTTGCTGATGTAGGCCTTGTCCCGAAGGAAGATGCCCTCGAGCTGGATGAGCGTCAGGCTCGGGAAAGCCGCTCGCACCGTGGCGACGCAGGCCCGCAAAGCGCGCATGTTGCTAACGCCCTCGCGCTGCCCGTTGGCCGGGTTCGGACGTAGTGATTTCGGCGTGACGCCATGCTGGCGGCACACGGTTTCGATCAGGCTCCGGACCGGCGCATCACAGGCGCCCAGCGGCCAAGCGGGAGCGACGTCGTTCGCGGGCTTCGTTTGAAACAGCGCGCGGATTTCAATCTCTGACCGGCCGTAGCGGATGGCCAGGGCCTGCCACGGCGTCGGCCGATCTTTGGCCCGGTGAGCTTCGATCTCGCGGATTTCCTCGTGGGTGAGCCCGCCCCGGCGACAGGTGGCGAAGACGCCTGCATTGCCTTGGGCCCCGGCGTTGGTGGCGCGGGTCATCCGACCACCTTGCCGTCGCGCACACGCACGTCGGTCCCCGGCTGGACGAACTTCGGAGAAAGGGCGGAATAGACCGACGAACCGACACGGTACGTGACCAGATGCTGGCCGTCCCGGCGCAGAGTACAAGTCTGGACGTTGACGCGCTGGGTCATTGCGCCACTCCCACCTTGGGGCGGCGGCGTAGGCTGGCGACGTCCATTTCGGCGCGCATCTGAGCATTCCGCGCTGCCCGCAGGTTGGCTCCGGCAATGCCCATGCGACGGGTGTCCTGGCGCTGATACGCCTCGTTCCACTCGTCTTTGCAGCGAAGGAAGTCTGCCTTAGCGACGGCGAGGCGATAGCGAGCCCTTAGGGTGCGAAAACCAAACATCAGCAGGCCTCCCGGAGGCGCGTGACGTTCGTGGCGACGACGCGCAGTTCGCGGGCCTCGTGCTTCACGCGGTCGAGGCCGTCCATCAGGGCGTCGATGGCGGCCAGATCACCCGCCTGGATCGCCGAGGCGATAGGGAGGATGGCGGCCGCAGCCTGAACCACGTCGTGGGATTCCTTGATCGGACACGCCGTCGTGGCGACGGCAGGTGGCTCGATCTCCGCGGCGAAGGCTCCGAAGATCACCGACTGGCCGCAAGCGTCCTCAAGGGTCCACACCTGTTCCCACGTGGGGATATCGCGGGCGTGTTCGGGATTGGCGCTGCACAGTTGCGAAATGCGTTGGCGGCTGATGCCAAGGCGCGCCGCAGCCGCGTCTTGTCGGCCGACCTTCACGACCAGCTTGGCGAAGAGGGCCTTGAGCCTAGCGTGGTCGAATGTTCTGTCTTCGTTCATTGCGCTTATCCAGCAGCTTGCAAGGTGACGCTTCCTCGGGCGGGGCCTATTCAGGCCGCATGCAGTGGAGGCTCGGGGTCGGAATCGTTGGCAGGTTGGGGAGGAGGTTCAGGCGACGGGCGCAGGACGCTCGGATGCAGCGTCCGCACGAGGACGCCGTGAACGATCTCTGCGATGCGGGCGTATTCGGCGTCGGTCATGAGGGTGCCCGCCGGAGGCTTGCGGGGGGACGGCGCCCCGGCGGGCTGTCATCGCGTGGGAGGGACGCGATTTTGGAGAGGCGCGCATGGTCTACGCAGCCTCCGATGAGGGAGAGGTGTCGTTGGCTGGCTCGGCCTCGACTGTGAGGCCTGGGAAGAAGTCGTCAGGTCTGATCGAAACGCCCATCTGCGGAGCGACAATCAAGATGCGGCGCATCTGCGCGTGGGTGAGGCTGTTAGTTTGCCGCTTCTCGCTGATCGTGTGGGGGCGCACGCCTGCCGCCTCGGCCAACTTCGTCTGGGTGCCGAAGCGCTCGGGAGAGGTGAGATGATCAATGACGTTATCGGACATGAGCCGATAATATCGGATCACCCGATAATCGCAAGCTCCGATTTATCGGGCGCGGACCGATACCGTATCGGCCATACGTTGCGGATGGACACCATCGGCGAACGTGTGAAGGCTGCGCGCAGAGATCGCGGCATGACCCAGGGTGAGTTGGGCAAGGCCCTCGGCGTCGTTCAGTCCGTCGTGTCGGACATTGAGAACGGAAAGCTGAAAAGCTGGCCCACACACCGGAACGCGATCCGCCGCATCCTTGGAAAGCCGCTGTCGTATTTCGAGCCTGAGGAAGCCGACCTTCCGCCCGAAACTGACGCACATGCCGACTTATCTAACGTCGTCATGCTTCCAGAATATGATGTGCGCCTTTCAGCCGGTGACGGCTTCTATGTCGGAGCGGAGACCACCAAGCGGGAGTGGCCCTATCCTCGCTTCTTGGTCGTGGACCAGTTGGGCATGTCGCCGGGTAACGCCACCGTTCAAGAGGTGATCGGGGACAGCATGGAGCCCACGCTTTCGAGTGGCGACTTCGTGCTAATCGACATGAACGACTCGCGGATCGGCCTACCGGGCATCTTCGCCGTTTGGGATGGCGACGCTCTCGTCTGCAAGCGGGTTGAACGCATTCCGGGCAGTGAGCCACGCCTGGTGCGGATCAGGTCTGACAATCCTCTGCATGGCGAGTATCAAGTGCCTGAGGAACAGGTGCGGATCGTCGGTCGCATCCGTTGGATCACGCGACGCGCATAAACATTCACAGCCGAATGTCGGCTGAGCCTTGGGGAAGAGGCAATGTTGAAGTGGCCTTTAATCGCGTCCGCTATTGCCGCGCTCTTTGCCACGACCGCGAGCGCCCAGGCTTGGCGCGTAGAAACCGATAGGGATGCGTTCACGGACGAACGTCGTGTCCGGGCGGTCTACCATTCTCGCCAGATATCAGTGGCGGTTCGCTGCAATGGCGGCGCCCTGGATGCAATCTTTGCTGTTGGCTACATCGGCGAGAGCGACGCGACTGTCAGATACCGCATTGATCGCGGTGAGGTACTCTCAAACGTATGGGATGCTGCGAGCTCGCGTGACGCCCTCTTTGCCTGGGATCCGGGGGAGGTCGGCCGGCGCATGGCGGCTGGCTCCACTATGATTTTTGAGCATGACGACTTTTCCGGAACCCCCCACCGCTACACGGTGCCGCTAAGTGGGTCTGGAGCCGCCATACGTCAGGTCTTCACAGCATGTGACGTCCCCATGGCGGACCCCAAGGCGCAGGACGACGAGATTTGGACCCGCGTGGTTGATGAAGTCGACAAAATACCGAAAAGCGATCTCGCGACACTCCAAAGGATATTGGCGGGGGTCGGTTACGAGGTCGCAGAGGACGGTCGCCGGTCTCTTGCTACCTATCAGGGTCTGTCCAAATTTTACTCCACGTACTGGCGCGGGTGCGAAGCGGGCATAGACACTGGGTCAACCTGCCGATCCTGGCGCTCACGAAAAGAGTGGGACTCTGATTACGACTACCCCAAAGAGGCAGTTGATCTGCTTGTCGAATTCCTCGACGAGGCGCCAAAGCTAGCGGATGGCGACGAAAAATAGAGCTGACCTCCGCAACGGCGAAGAGCGCCACCTGCTGCTGACGGCGAAATGATGCGTTGCGTCCTAGTCATGAAACTCTAGGCCGCGCGCCGGACTATCTCCTGCTCTGCCATAGAGAACGGCACAGTTTTGGCGGCGAAACCTAAAAGGTTCAGGTCTGAGGACGACCAATCCTGTTCATCGTCATATACGATAAGTTGCTCGATCAGTGGGTCGTTTGCCATCTTAACGTCTAGATTCGACGCAAGCCGAGCATTGATCGACGACCCATCATTTACAACCGCATCCACCACCAACCGCTTTTCGCCGGGCAAGAAGATGACATTGGCGAATGTGTGTTGCTTATTACTGTGACCGACGATTTTCTGCGTCTTGAGCGACTCATGAAAATGCTTTTCGAGCAGATCAGTGAGAGCCTGCTTGAAGTCGCGCGTTACGGCCATCCGCAAGTGCCCCATACCCCAATCCGCTAACTCCTTACTGGCGTTGGCCACGAGAATTATTGCAGCAGGCAGGGCCTCAACCGAAACGACCGGAGAGAAAATAACACCTTTCTCGACTTTAAGGCCTTGCCGTTTCACCATGTTGCGGATTTGGCGATCACTAATCCGATCCCGAAATCCAGAACCCGCAATCTCGCCAATGGCCCCGCCCTCATCCGAGACCACAAACTCCGCCTGCCCCCCCGCACAGCCACCGTCACCATGGCGTTCGAGGGATACATGCAGTGCGTCGAGACGCGCACGTGATCTGACGTAGCGCGTGCAATAAGGACCTGATCCAGGGCCTTTCGAATGATGTCGGCAGCAAGCATCATAATAGTCGTGTCCGAGGCGGTAGATCGATCATCCCAGCAGGAGGTTGAGAGATGTTTGTCATTCCACAGAACCAGCGGAATGTAGCATCGAACTGCCGGATGCGTGGCTCAAAAATTCTAGCCACTGGCAACCTGTCCGGTAACGCTGCCGCAGTGGCGAATTGCCGATTGTCCTCCCAGGCATGGTAGTGCGGCTCAGCGAAGAAGCCCGCCGGCGCTCCCGCCGGAGCATCCAACGGATTTAGGTGCTGCTCGTCCGTGACATAATCAACGCGCCATATGCACTTGGGCGCTAAGATCATGATACGGAACCGCAATTCATCGATGATGTATGGGTACGCGTTCAGCTCGACGTGCGCGCTTGTAGCGACGCCGTTGATCAGCAGCGGGATTAGCTGACGGAATTCCCCGCGCTCCCCGACTGGCCTCCAGTCTGGGGTTCCACCAAGCGTTTTCTCTGCTCGCAACAAGTCATCGATGAGATCGCGCACGCCAGCCATACAGCGAAGCTATCTTACGGCCCTCAGCAGAGTCCAGCGTAACGCGGTGATGTGTGGAGCCATGGCCCGCAGGATTGGTCATTATCGGACCCATTCCGATATTATCGCGATTTCCGATTGACGAATATCGGATAGGCCGATAACGTCTCTCCATCACCGGGAGACGAACGATGTCACTCAAGAACGAAATCACCCACGACCCGAAGGCGGCAGCCTGGTCTGCACTGAGCGCTTTTCGAGCCACCTTCCCCGCGCCGACCGCAGAGAACCGCGCGATCGAAGCGCGCCTGGAAGCCGACCTCACTGCCCTGCGCGAAGCCGATGGTTCGCTGTTCGATGATCGTGCTGACGAGCTGATCCGCTGGGCGGACAAGAACGAGGCGCTGGCCGAGCAATACCCGTCGGGCGCGAAGGACTATCACCACACGGCGTCGCTCTTCCGCGCTGAGGCTGACGAACTGCGCCGCAAGGCCATTGTGGTTCGGGCCGCCACCTTCGGGATGGCCGCGTGATGAACCGGGACGCCATCATCGCCGCAGAAGACCTGTGCATCGACATGGACGCTGATCTGGCTCGCGCCCGCTCTGCACTGTCGCTGTCGAACACGGTCAAGGCGGAGCGCCACGTCGCTGACGCTCTGACGGCCGCAAAGCGGATCATCGCCCTGCTGGAAGGCGCTCCGTCGCCCCAGCCCGCGATCCGCATCCCCGCCAACGATCCTTTCCGGGAGATTGCAGCTTGAACAAGCGCCAGCAAGCCAAGGCCGCCACGCGCGCCAAACTGATCGCCGCCGCCAGAAAGCTCTGGGCTGAGCCCGGCACGTATGAGCGCATGGGCATCCGGGAGATTTCGGCCGAAGCCGGAATGTCGACCGGCGCGGTGTTCGCCAACTGGAAGAGCAAGGCCGACCTGTGGCGAGACGCCATGGGCTACGAGCCTCCGGTCGACTGCGCCGAGGTTCGCGCTGTCCTGCAGGCATCCGCAGCGACCCTCTACCCGAGGGCTGCTTGATGGGCGCCGTGATCCCCTTTCCCCGCCAGCCTCACGCGCAGTCGCTGATCAAGCACACGGCGACGCTCAACTGGCTGGACCGCCACGGCGCGGCGCATCGCGAGCGTCATGCGGCTTGGACCGCCCGTGAAGCCGCGCGCATGGCCTGGAACCGTGCCCGCTCCATGCGGGAAGCCGGAGAGGCTCTGACCTTCCGCATCGATCACCGCTCGCAGGTGATCGGATGACCCACACCCATCCCGAAGCCAGAGACGAGGCGGGCGCCAACAACGCCCCCTCGATGGCTCCCCGCCATTCCGAGAAGGTCATGACCGAACAACCCGCCCCTCAGAGCCTCCTGCGGACCTCTCCTCAGACGGACAAGTTCGACGTGGCTCTCGCGGCAGCGCAACTCGAACTGGAAAACCCGGCGAAGACCAAGACCGCCAAGGTCAAAGGCGTCTCCAAGAAGACCGGCAAGGACTTCGAGATGTCATACACCTACGCAGACATCGGCGACGTTTTGGCATCTGCCCGCCCGGTGCTGGCGAAACATGGCATTTCGATCACCCAAGTCCCGATGCCACGCGGCAACATGATGATGTTGGTCACGCGCCTTTCGCATGAAGGGCAATGGATCGAAGGCGACTACCCGGTCTGCCAGATTGCGGCTGACCACCAACAGATGGGCTCAGCGTTGACGTACAGCCGTCGCTATGCCCTCACGGCAATGATCGGTGTTGCTGCCGAAGACGACGACGATGGCGCCATCGCTGCTTCGCCACAGCGGCCTCAACAAAGCGAGCGCCGCGAGCCGACCGGTCCGTCGGCCGCCGCTCAATACGCGGCCGACCAGCTACGCCAAGCGCGGACGAAGGACGAGTTCACCCACTTCTGGAACAGCGAGAAGGAAGGTCTGCGGCAGTCGCTAAGCGACGGCGACTACGCGCACGTCGTCAAGGTCATGCAGTCCGAGGCCAAGCGCTTCGCACCGGCCGAGGCTGCCAATGCTTCGACGCCCTTCGACGAGAAGGACGCGGCCTGATGACCAGGATGTACGTCAACTCCAAGGGCCAGGACGTCGAGATCGCATCGATGGCCTATCCCCATCTGTGTTCGGCCCACGCGAAGTTGGTCCGGGAGCAGCGTGACGGCCTGCGCCAGGCGGAGATCGACGCCATGGCGGCCGAGATCGCCACACGGGACGAAGCGCATGCAGCCGCACAGGCCGCCGAGGCGGAGGGCGCAGCATGACGGCTGAGGCCATTCACCTCACGAACGCCACGCCGTTCGACCTCATCGCCGAGGACGCGGAGACTTGGCTGGAGGAAGCCCGCAACTGGGCTGACGGCCAGCCTGTCGAGAACCAGAAGCAGGCGGATGCCGTCTCCATGATCATCGACGCTCTGCGGAAGTCCGCAGATGCCGCGGAGAAACAGCGCAAGGTCGAGGTCAAGCCGTTCGATGACGCCAAGGCCGCTGTGCAGGAGCGGTATGCGCCACTCTTCGCTCCGGCGACCAACAAGTCACCGGGCAAGGTGCACAAGGCGGTCGCCGCGCTGAAGGCTGTACTCGCTCCCTACCTGCGCAAGTTGGAGGAGGAGAAGCGCGCCGCTGAGGCTCGGGCCCGCGAAGAGGCCGAACGCGCTGCCCGCGAGGCTGCAGAAGCCCTGCGTGCCGCCAATGCCGCAGACCTCGCGGCTCGAGAAGCGGCTGAAGAGAAGGTTCGTCAGGCTGAGGCTGCGGACAAGGCGGCCAAGCAGGCGGCCAATGATCGCGCCCACGCCAACGGCGGCGAGCGCGCCATCGGCCTGAGAACCAAGCACGTCGGGATGATCCTCGATCTGAACGAGGCCGTGAAGTTCTACTGGCGCCAGGACGACAAGCCGTTCCGCGAGCTGATCCAGCGCCTGGTCGATGCCGACATCCGCGCCGGCCGTCGCGGCTCCGCCATCCCCGGCGTCGAGATCCGAGAGGAGAAGGTGCTTTGACCCGCCACCTCCTCAAGCTCACGCCTGGCCAGCGCGATACCGCCCATGCGTGGGTGGAGAAGGCCCTCCGCCTCTGGCAGCCCGGCGCAGCCTGGATGCTGGAGGTCCGCGAGGCCACGCGCTCGGACGAACAGAACCGCGCCCTCTGGTCGCTGCTGGGGCAAATCCAGAAGGCTCGCCCCGTCCACAACGGCGTCCAGATGGATACCGAAACGTGGAAGTGCCTGTTCATGCATGCGCTCGGCCGCGAAGTCCGCTTCGTCCCGACGCTGGACGGTTCGTCCATGCTTCCGCTGGGCCTGCGTTCCTCAAAACTGACCAAGCGCGAGTTCTCGGACCTGATTGAGTTGATCCTCGCTTGGTGCGCGGAGAACGGCGTCGAGGTCGAGCACTTCGACGCGGCGAACGACGACCACGCCTCTGCAGATCGCGAGGCAGCATGACCGTATTCACCTACGAAGAGCGTCACGTCATCGCCGCCGCCGCGAAGCTCCGGCGCGAAGCCAGAAAAGCTGCCACCAAGGCCCGCGCGAAGAGCCCTAAGGCTGATCGCGGCCGCGAGCGAGACAACGGCTTCCGCCAGTATATTCGGCGCCAGCCCTGCGAAGCCCGCCACCTCGGCGGCTGCTTCGGTCCGGTTCAGCATGCCCACGTCAGCTATCGGGTGCACGGCATCGCGAACAGCTTTGGCCGGGGCGTGAAGAACCACGACCGCCACGGCAACCCGCTCTGCGCCGGTCACCACAAGATGCAGCACGACATGGGCGACGAGCGCGCCTTTTGGTCCCTGCTTGGCAAGGACGCCTACGAAACCGCCGCCGCTCATTACGCGGCCTATCAGAAGGCCCACGACCATGCCTGAATCAACCAAGAGCCCGGCAGAGGTGCTGGAGGCTGCTGCTGACTATCCGCGCGACCGCGACTTCTGGGCCGTGACGGCCGACGAAACGATTGTCCGCCTGCACTATTGGCCGGAAGGATCGGCGTGGTCCGGATCGCCCATGTTCTCCTGCGTCGATGAAGACGGCGCAGCCTATGCCGCTGGCGACCTGTTCGAGTGGTCGGACAGTGAAGCAGCCCTCCGCCAAGCCGCCCGCCAATCCCGTGGGGGTGAGGCATGAGCCGCCGATACAACTACAGCACCTGCCTGTCGTTCGAGACGGGCGGCGAGGCGGACTATTGCGAGATCGACGTGACGGTTTCGTTCGCGGTCGCCTGGGGTGAGCCTGAGACTGGACCAACCTACGCCTGCGGCGGAACGCCAGCGACCGACGATCTGGTCGAAGACATCCGCGTCGAGAGCATCGACGGTGATCCTCCAACCAATCGGGCTCTCGAGGCCATGATCTTGGACATGCTCGACGGGCCTACCGACTTTTACACCCGCGAGATGCTGGCCGAAGCCGTCGCCGTTGAGGCCGACGAGGCCGACGAGGCCGACGAGGCCGAGTATCACGCGCTTCTGCGGAGGGCCGAGGCATGAGCGACCACCCGATCACCGAACACCCCGTCCAGCAGCCGATCCGCGCAATCGAGATCGACACCATCCCTGAAAGCCAGGCGGCTTACGTCGTAGGCCAGAACGGCGTCACTCGCATCGAGGCCTGCATCAAGCCGGGCGTCTACTCGAACATCCCCTACATCCGCGTCTGGAAAGGCGAGGCCTGCGAAGCCGAGTTCTGCCAACACAGCATTGTCGGCGTCTACTTCGATGCAGGAGCAGCGGCATGAGCGGGGTGAAGCATATCGAAGGCCTGGACTGCGACTATGAGGTCAGCAGCGACGGGCGCGTTTATTCCCTCTCTGGATGGCGAGGCCAGCCCAGGAGGGAGCTTGCTCAAAGCCTAAACTCTCACGGCTATCCCAGGGTATGTGTGATGCGCTCTGGCAATAGGTCTCGCCTGCTCGTCCACTCCCTTGTTGCGGCCGCCTTTCTTCCGCCGAGGCCAACGCCTGCACATGAGGTTCGCCACCTGGATGGCGATAGAACGAACAACTCCGCCAGCAACTTGGCTTGGGGAACGCGCGCCGAGAACGCGGCTGACCGGACACGGCACGGCCGCACGTCGCGAGGCGAGGCCCACAGCCTAGCCATCAGGGCTAGCAATCAGGCCAACGGCACAAGGGCATTCAGAGCGGCCCAACGCATCGCCCGCGCCCGTGGTGAGCAGGACGGGGGTGCGTAGTGTGGCTGCACGTCCCTACAACATCCTCGGGCTCTGCGCCGGCGTCGGAGGCCTTGAGCTGGGCGTCCGCATCGCGCGACCAGGCGCTCGCGGCGTCTGCTACCTGGAGAGGGAAGTCCCTGCCGCCGCGCGGTTGGTCGCGCGTATGCAAGACGGGTCCCTTCACCCGGCTCCTGTCTGGTCTGACCTCACCACCTTCGATGGCATCCCTTGGCGTGGAGTCGTGGATTGCCTCACTTCGGGCGACCCGTGCCAGCCAAACAGCGTCGCCGGAAAGCAGCGCGGGAAGGATGACGACCGCTGGCTGCTCGACCACGTCTTCCGCATCATCGACGAGGTTCGGCCTCATCGTGTCTTCCGCGAAAACGTCCCTGGGAACGCGCACGGACAGCTTGAAGCCATCGTCCCAGCACTGGAGGGAATGGGTTACCGCATTGCGGCTGGAATATTCTCAGCGCGCGGCGCTGGAGCCAGCCACCTCCGAGAGCGGCTGTTCATCATGGCCGACCGCGACGGCGAACATGGTGACGGGAGCCGGATCGGCGGGCCGGGATGGGGGCGACAACCTGCAGACGGCTGTGTCGATGTGGGGAACGCCCCGCGCGACGGACGGGGAGAAGGGCGGCCCGAACCAGAGCTTCGGCGCGGGCGGCCAGCCGCTGCCGGCGCAGGCTGCGCAATGGGAGACGCCATCGGTCGCGGTGACGGCCGGGACGCGTCTGAGCCGCGGCGGCGATCGGTCGTCGGAACTGCTTCTGACGGGCAGGCGATCGAGATGTCGCGCTGGCCGACGCCGGCCGCACGGGATCACAAGGGCTCTGGTCAGGCGATCACCAGGTCGGACGGCAAGAGCCGGATGGATATGCTGGACTGGAAGGCCGAGCGGGGCTTCTCTTTGCTCCCGGCCCCGACGACCCACGCTGGGTCCAGATCATTGGATCCGCGCCGCATCTCGCTCCGGCTGTGGCTGATGTCGATGTCGCGCGCGCCTTCTTCGCTGAAAGCGTGGGTCCGGAAAGTGACCCGGCCCAAGCTCAATCCGTCGTTCGTCGACTGGATGCATGGCTGGCCCAGCGAGTGGACCGACTGCGAGCGGGAGGTAACGGGGTTTCGCCCCTGGCTGCTGCGCTCGCGTGGCGAACTCTCGAAGCTTCTCTCGAACACGACCGGGAACGGTCAGCTCAATCTCTTTTGAAGGAAAGGTCAGCAGCATGACCAGCTGGACCGACTACCAGGACGACATCTCCGACGCCATCAGTGAAAGCGTCGACATAGACTGGAACGCCAGCGACGGCGCGCGGGCGGTCGTCCGCTGGCTGAACGAGAACGTCTCCCTGACGGCAAGCGCAAATGATGCGCTGGCGCTGCGTGCCATGCTCGACAACCTGGTCATCGCTCAGGGGCTGTCGAAGGAGATCCGCGAGCACGCGACTGATGCAGCGAGATCATATCTCTACAACACGCGCGCCATGCTCTCCGCAGCCCCCGCGCCGGAAGGCGGGGCGGCTCTGGAACTGATCGAGGCCGCGAAAGAGTGCTTGAGGCTAGGAAGATCAACCGGCGAGGACACGCCCGAAAATCGGAAGCGAGCTCGAGCCCAATACCGCCTGAACCAGTTGACGACTCCCAAGAACATCATCGCCGCCCTCGCCACCCGCGAGGAAGCCCCGGCAGAGGCGGGGGAGATAGGCGATGCGCTGTTCCGAGCCCTGCGAAGCTACAAGCTCACGAATATGGCCTGCGAGGACGATCCTAGCATCGGCTATCCGCTGGTCGATCTCATGTCGAACGATGGAACCGACATTTCGACTGGCGAAGAAGAGATGCGAGTCCTTGCCGATCACCTTTCGGAGGCCCTCCGCGCCCAGCCCCAAGCCCGCTCATGGGGATGGGACTATGAAATCTGCACCGGATGCTCGGCCAGCCTGACGGCCTCCGACATCAAAGCGGGCGGCCATGTGTCGTGCTGCCCCGACCGTCGCATGGTCACAGTGCGCGATCTGGTCGATGCATATGAGGCGCAGCGGAAGCCCCAAGCCCGCGAGGTTTCCGGACCGGCAGAGCCTGAGGTCGGTCGCGCCATCTACGAACGCATCGAGAAGCTGCTGACTGACGATCCGAATGGCTGGGAGCGCCAATACCTGTCGCACCTGGTCGAGAGCGTGGAAGAGGTCGGCGGCTACGACGGACCCCAAGCCCGCGAGGAAGCGCAGCCAGTGGCTTGGGCCTGCCTAACCTGCAACTCACCACGCGCCGTCGATCCGTGTCCGAAATGCGGGACCGCACTGACCGAACCCGCTAAGGGATGGGTCTGGCCGAGAACGCCAGATGTGGCCCGCATCCGTGCCCTGGCTCGCGAGGTCGGTTACGCCATCGGCGTCCACGGCACGATGGAACGCGACCTAGACCTGATCGCAGCGCCGTGGGTCGCCGAGGCTGTAACGCCGCTTGAACTCGCGCAGCACATCGCATCGGCCTTGGGCGGCAACGTGCTGGCCTACAAGGTGCAGGACAAGCCGTGCGGCCGATGGTCCTGCAACATCAACGCTAACGGTTGGTTCAAGCTGATCGACCTGTCGGTCATGCCGCCCATTACCCACCCCGCCACCGACGCGCTGCGGGTAGCGGTGGAGGCGTTGGAGGCCATCACCGACCTATCGGTCAACCTGCGCCAGGGCGGCCCTGACAGCAGCGACCTGAACGACCTATCGGACGCGCTAAATACGGCTGTTGACGTGGCTCACGAAGCCCTCGCCGCCCTGCAAGCCGAACAGAAAAGCGGTGCGTGATGTGCGGCTATACCGGACATGAGTTTGGCGCTCACTACCCCGACAGCGTCTGTATCGACGGGTTTCTTTGGGACGCGGACAGCGGCGATGAGGGTGGTCTGACGCACGGCGGCGACTGGGCCTGCCCGCGCTGCAACACCGCTAGTTTCATAGAGGATGCCGCCGAGGAATACTCGGACGGGTCGTGCGGAGCGAGCATGGGGCGCCCTTGGTGCGGAGCCGTGATGTTTGAGCGCGTCGTCGCCAAGGCGTTCGCCGAAAATCCTGAACAGACGTCTGCGTCTATCGCGACCCTCAAGCCTTTCGAGGCCTCCGATTGGCAGGACCGTGAAGCCGTTCAGGAAGGTCGGGTGCCATGGGATCAAACCATCATGGCTGCCATCAGCCCAGCGGCCATTCTCAACCGCCTGCAAGCCGAGCAGGGGGCGAAGTGATGGCTGAGACTAAATGCAAACGCGGATTTCAGTCTCACGTCATGTGTGACTGCGAGCCGACCCACCCCCTCACCCCGCGCGAGAAGCTGAAGCCATGCCCGTTCTGTGGTGGCGAGGCGATGTTTGAAGCAGAGCATCCGATGTATGAGGGTCGAATGTTTGTCGGATGCAAGGATTGCTGCGCTGAAGCCGAGCCGCTCGCTTCGGATCAATACACGAAGGCTGAACAGGCCGAAGCCTGGAACCGTCGCACCGCCCTCGCATCCGGCTCCGGCGATCATGCGGAACTGGCGAGGCTGAAGGCGGCCATGTCGAAAAGCAACGACGAGATTTGCCAGTCTCTCGGGAAGGCTCTCGGCTATCCGTGGTTCAAAGACGATCAACGCAACTTCCCCGGAGCAACCGAAGAAAACGGCGTTTGTGTTGGTGAGCACGTCGCTGAAAGCATCGCAGACGAGGCCGCCTCTCGGATAAGCGCCCTCCTCGCAGAGAACGCGGCGCTGCGGAGTAACCTGACGAAGACTGAGCGCGACTATACCGAACTGCGCGATAGCTACGACGCCATCGTCAACAAGTTGGGCATCGAACGGGCGCATGGAAGCCGTGAAACCAAACGCGCCACCGAAGCAGAGCGCAATCTGGCTGAGGCGGTGGGGTTGTTGGAGGAAATCCTGCCGCCAGTGCTGTGCGGCGAAAGCTGGGACCTTCCTGACGACGACGTAAGCCATCAGCGCATGTCGTTCGGATGGGTCAAGAAGGCCCGCACCTTCCTCAGCAAGGAGGCCGAACGTGGGTGAGATCGAAAAAGCCGTCCTGATCTGGATGAGCGAGGGCGAGACCGGCCTGTCGAGCATGTCTCTCGCTCGTGAAACAGCGGGCCTTCCTCACCCTGACAGGGGTGCATGGGGCGCGATATCGGCCCCCTCTGATCCTGCTGACCTGCGCCGCTGCCGCCTGCTTATCGAGGCGGTGCCGCAAGCCCGTCAGGCCGTCGATAGCCTTGCCGAGAAACACGACGGATGGCGCGGCCTCGCTGCTGCATGGGACGAAATCAACCGCCTCTATGACGAAGAGGCGGCGGGCGGATGGAAGAACCGTGCGCACCCGACCTATAGCGCGATGAAGAGGGCGCTGAACCAATGACTGACCCTATGGAACTGGCTCAATGGCTGGACGATAGCCATCACGACCTCGCGCAGAACGACGCGCAGGCCCGCATGTTCACCGAAGCCGCCGCCTGCATCCGCGAGATGGTGGAGTGGCGGCCTGTTGAAAGCCATCCGGCCTACAGTGTGTCCCGAGATGGACGGGTTAGGCGGGGTGATCGCATTCTCGGGCAATGGCTCAACGGCAACGGATACGCGATGGTTCGTCTGTCTGGCCCCCGCACAACGGCCAGGGTGCACCAGCTTGTAGCGCGGGCCTTCTTGCTACCCGATGCCGCCAGGCCGTTCGTGAACCACAAGAACAATGCTCGGGCTGACAACAGGGTCGAGAACCTTGAATGGTGCACCCAGGCCGAAAACCTAAGTCATGCCGACCGTCAGGGGCGAATGCGGCGAGACTATTGGGTTGGCCGCAGGTCTCCGTCCGCCAAGCTCACCGATCAAACTGCCGCCATGATCAGAGCTGCCGCCGCCAATGGTCAGTCCTACTCGCAGATTGCCGAGCGCTTTGGAACCAACAAGCGAACGGTGGGGCGGATCGTGAACAACCAGACCTACCTCCCTCCAGCACCAGGAGCAGAAGATTATGTCTGAACGCGTATACCGAAAGACGGCGACCATCAAAGCTACGCAGTGGTTCAAGATGGGCGACCATCCCGCTGTCGAGCCTTACTACAAGGACGGCCACACCAGCGATCCGCATGGGAAATGTGGCTGGGTCGAAACCCTTGAAGGCGGCCATATCGTAAATCCCGGAGACTGGATCGCTACCGGTGTTCAGGGTGAGCATTGGCCCATCAAGCCTGACGTGTTTGCAGCGACATATGAGGAAGTCCAATCCGGAGGACACCACCCATGACCGCTGACCTGTCCGCCCTCATCGCTAGGCTGGAAGAACTGACAGAGCCCGATCTTAACGGTGGGTGCCTGCTATGGAGCGGGCCGAGCTTTTCAGGCAGGGGGCGGGAGCGCCCATACCTTGCTGTTGACGGTCAGCGCTGGCTCGCCCATCGCGCGATCTACTATGCCGCGACGGGAGTGAACCCTGGAGAGGGCTTTGTCTGCCATAAGTGCGACGTGCCGATGTGTGTGAACCCCCGCCATCTCTACCTCGGCAATCACAAATCCAACATGGCTGACATGACGGAGCGTCGGAGATATTTCGCCGCCACTCAGCCCGACCGTTGCCGCGAAGCAGGCCTGAAGGCTGGCCGGTCCAATACCTGGACGAGAGGGGCCAAGAACCCCAAGGCAAAACTTACTGGCGAACAGGCGGCGGCCATTCGCGCGGACAACAGGTCGACAAAAGCCGTCGCCTCTGACTACGGCGTGGATCGCACCACTATTCAGCGCATCAGAAGAGGCTCGCTCTGGCTCCGCGCCAAGCTCGACGGGTGCGAAGTGAACAAAAACCCCAAGGCACAGGAGGGGTGAATGGGTGAGCCCACCAACATCTACGACAAGCAGGAAGCCGCTACGGCTCGCGAGTGGGTCCGGCTTCTGCGTGAGAAAGGCCCTGAGGCCGTGAAAGCCGCCATGGATGCCCATGCCGAACGGCGCGCCCGCCTTCGTGCCCAGAACAAGAGGCCAGCATGACCCCGCTGATCCTGATCTGCGCTGGGAGGGTGAGGGAATGACCCGCGTTCCGACAGTCAGACGCACCGACCTGGACCGCAGCCTCGCCGCCCTGAAAGCCGCCGGGCATGAGATCGCAGGCGTTACCATCAAGCCGGGCGGCGAGGTCATGATCTTGACGGGTCAGCCTTCGACGTCCCACCAATCCGCTTCTGTGTCCGCTCTGGACGCGTGGCGGGAGCAAAGGCGTGGCCAGGGTGCGGCTTAAGGGCCTGAACCAGATCACCAAGAAGCGCGCGGACGGGAGCCGCGTGACCTACTGGTATGCGTGGAAGGGCGGCCCCCGCCTCCCCGGCTCTCCCGGTTCGCCCGAGTTCATGGCGGCCTACAATGAGGCTGTGGCTGAGCGCCGGGCGCCCAAGACCGACACGCTGCGGTCTCTCGCCAGCCTCTACAAGCAATCGCCAGAGTTCGACGGACTGGGCGCGACCACGAAACGCGAATGGACGCGCTGGTTGGACGTCATCATGGACGAGGGCGGCCCTCTGTCCATCGGAGGCCTACCCTTTGATGCGCTGGACGACCGCCGCGTGAAGGCCGAGATATTGGCGTGGCGCGATCAGTGGGCAGACCGGCCCCGCAAGGCCGACTACGGCATCCAAGTTCTGTCGCGGGTGCTGTCGTGGGGAATGGATCGCGGCCTGCTCGCGCTCAATGCCGCCGCTGGGATCAAGCAGCTCTACGCCAGCAACCGCGCTGACCAGATTTGGACGGCCGACGAGATCAGCCGCTACACCACCGCAGCGAAGTCGCCTGAAGTCGGCTTTATCGTCCGCCTAGCCTGCCTGACTGGCCTGCGTCGTGAAGACCTGGCGTCACTGTGCTGGTCTCATGTCGGAGACCTCGCGATCGTCATGGCGACGAAGAAGAGCCGCGGGAGGAAGACCGCCGTCATTCCCTTGCTGGACGACGCCAAGGCGCTGCTTGATGAAATCCGTGCGCAGCAGCGGAGGCGCCATGCCGAGCTGTCCGAGAAGGCGGCCCGGAAGAAGCGTCCTGCGCCGGTCGAGTGCTTGACGGTTCTGTCCAACACGCGGGGCAAGCCCTGGAGTCTGGACGGGCTCGAACATCAGGTCGTGGACGCCAAGGCTGAGGCGAAGGTCGACAAGCACCTGCACGATGCGCGCGGCACCTTCGCTACCCGCCTTCGCAAGGCCGGGCTGACGGCCGCCGAGATCGCGGACATCCTTGGCTGGGAGGAGGAGAGGGTGCAGCGCCTGCTCGCCACCTACGTGGATCGCGACAGCATCGTCATGGAGATCGCGAACCGCATCCGGCGGAACGAAACGGCGACAGATTCTCCCAACTGA